TGGCGAGTTAGCCGAGATAAAGGAGCTTGAGCGTGAGCAGTCCGATAAGGAGGACGCTGTAAAGCGTTTCGAGCGCAAGGTGAAGAGCGCCAAGGACGATGTTGAGAACATCGAGAGCGCCATCGAGCGAGCGCTGAAGAAGGTAGACCGACTGAACGAGGAGTCAGCCAACGATAGCGCTATTGTCGAACTTGACGAGCGCAAGCGACAATACGAGGAGGAGATGAAGAAGGTCGATGCGGAGATTGAGAAGATCACCGAGCGCCTTGACCTTGTTAAGTTCTGGCAGTTCAACATGGGCAAAAACGGCTTCATGACCTATCTCGCCAATAAGTCTATCAAGGTCATCGAGGGCGTTACCAACTCTTTCTTAGCCAAGTTTGGCGTTGATATAAGAGTTGAGATGACGGGCTTCACTGTCCTGAAGTCGGGAGAGGTGCGTGAGAAGATAGACGTGTTTGTTCAGAACGATGGCTTGACGTCTGACCCCTTCTTGTCTAAGTCGGGGGGTGAGCGAGGTCGTGTTGCACTTGCGGGTGTACTCGCCATTCAGCACCTCATCAATCTATCCTGCGATGGGAGAGGGCTTGACCTTCTTCTCTTCGATGAGTGCTTCAAGGGGCTTGATAGCCGTGGCCAAGAGAACATTATCAAGATATTCGAGGGGCTGGGGCTGACGAGCATGGTCATCACTCAGAACGTGTCCGATGAGTTTAACGTAGAGAACGTACTGCTGGTTCAGAAGGTAGATGGTGTTAGCTCTTATGTTTAGCGTATTTTTCGTATCTTAGACGCATAAAAGGTTTACTAACATGAGCGAATTAGCAAACAACAAAGCAAAAACAAGCAAGATAATAGCGATTGACCCTGGCCAAGCTGGGGGCATCGCCATTATGTCCTTAGACGGAGAGTTGCTTGACGTGAAGAAGATGCCAGACACCCCAAAGGAGCTGCTTGACTATCTTTCGGGCTGGTCCGAGAATGCCGTGTGCTACCTTGAAAAGGTCGGGGGCATCCCAGGGATGGGAGCGAGCGCAATGTTCAATTTCGGCAAGGGCTTCGGGCACTTAGAAATGGCGTTATTGTCGTTAGAGGTAAAGACTATCGAGGTGACGCCTCAGAAGTGGCAGAAGGCACTGCAGTTGGGCAATAAGGGTAAGGCATCGAAGACCGAATGGAAGAATAAGCTGAAGGCACGAGCGCAGCAGCTCTACCCCAAGGTGAGAGTGACGCTTGACGTTGCAGACGCTCTTCTGATACTTGAATACGCAAGACTGACCGAGAAGCTATGAAGTGTGTATGCAACAACGAGACCTGCAAGCTGTTCGGACAAGAGCAGACGCTGATGAAGGCAACGTACAAATTCATTGACGGCAAAATCAGATTGTCTAACTCTTGCGAGGGCTGCGGGAGAACACTTGAGGAGATACCATCAGAAGAACCACCAACGATAGGTAGTGTTTACATAGGCAAGTACTCTTCGGGGAGTAAGGAGCAGCGTCAGGAAATGCTCAAGAAGCGTGCACGTGATCACTTCAAGAAGGAGATCAAGCCCTTCAAGGATCACCAGCATAACGAGTTGGTGAAGGAGTTCAAGGAAATATCAAAGGGGAAATGATATGTTCATAAATGACCTATTCTGCAGGGAGTACAAGCACAGCCCCCGCATAGTGAACGTTATGATACGTGCCATAAAGAGGGGCGTGTACAGCGAAGCCTCAGAAGCACGTATCAGATGCCTTATCTTTCGGATGATGAAGGTTGTTATAATGAAGAATTGTAACAACTATCTTCGTCTAATGAAGAACACAACGAGAAGGGAGCTAACGCCTGAGATGTCGGAGCTGATCACCGACTGCTTTGACGTTATGTACACCTGCATTAAGAACTACAACGCCTGCGGTCAATTTGACTTCTACTTCTATTTCAACAAGGCGCTCTCAAGGTATTTCTTCAAGCGGTATCAGACGTGCTTGGCTACTCAAGAGCGAGCGGTTGAGATTGGCGATGTTATGATGGCTGTCGATAGAAAGTTCATTGACTCTCAGCGAACGAACATGGAGCTTGACTTGCTCTTAGAGCTGATCGACATCAAGGGCTTCGACAGAGAGGTGGTAATGGTCAAGATCAGTGGCGAGAAGATTGACGACTTTCTTGCACGTCATCCCGACAAGACCAAGGCTGACTTCAGCCGTTCGATGACCCGCATCAAGAAGATTGTTACATGTTTAAGAGATAGAGGAGAGTTATGATATACAGAGACGCTATAAACGCCATAGTCAGGTTAGGCTATGTTGTCTTAGAGGTTGAGATGCCCAATGGTGAGTGGAATTACTTTGTCGTGCACGAATTCACGCCAAGCAACAAGACGGCAGTTGAGGCGATAGAATACAGCACAATGATAGGAGTTGATGTGACGGACTTCATCGCCAAGCGTTCCGTAACCTTCGCACAGATGGACTTCGCCAGCTCACTTGAAGAGTTCCTCTCATCCCCTGATACCAAAGTTATTACTCTTGAAATGAGTAAGCAAACACGATGGTATAAATGGAAAAAGCTAAGATAGCACCAAGTCCCTACCAGCAAGCAATCTACGATGCGTTTGCGGGGACGAAGAAGAATATCAACATATCAGCTGTAGCGGGGAGCGGTAAGACAACCACGCTTCTTGAGCTGTTAAATCTTGTCCCAAGAAACAAGTCCGTACTGTTTTTGGCATTTAACAACTCCATTGTAAACGAGCTGAAGGAGCGCAACAAGCGACAAGGAGCGGTTATTCAGACAGTTCACTCTTGTGGTTGGCGAGGCATTATGTCTAAGTATGGCGGTGGGAAGATTGACGCCAACAAGGTCTATGCTAAGATTGAGAAGGCGCTGAAGCGCTTCAAGAACGTCACCCCCAAGCTGAGAGGTACGTATATGTACTACGTGCCTAAGCTGATCGATATTATGCGCTTGTCGATGTCCGATGGTAGCGATGCTTCGATAACGAGCCTTTGCGACAAGCACGACATCGAACTTGGGCCAGCTGACTTCCCCTTTGTCCGCTTCGTCTTTGAGGAAATGGCGAAGGAGCGGGTTGTCTTCGACTTCACCGATATGGTGTACCTGCCCGTGCTGGACAAGTCAATTCCCATTCGTCAGTTTGACTACGTGTTCTGCGATGAGAGCCAAGACTTCTCAATTGCTCAGCAAGAGTTCATCCGTAGATGTATCAAGCCTAAGACAGGTCGTGTAGTTAGCGTAGGAGACAAGATGCAGAGCATCTACGGCTTTGCGGGCGCTGACGCTAACTCTTATGAGCGTATGGCAGCGATCAATGGGGAGAGCATCGATATGCCTCTCAGCGTATCTTATCGATGCGCCAAGAGCGTGATCCGAGAAGCACAGAAGGTTGTACCCTACATTCAGTACTTTGAGGGAGCGCCAGAAGGCGTTTGCGAGCTTGGCGACTTAGAAGGCATTAAGGATGGCGACTGGGTGGTATGTCGTAACGTCAAGCCCCTTGTACAGCTCTATATCTATCTGACCGCTAAGCACGTCAAGAGCCACATTAAGGGCGTTGATATCTGCGATGGGATCATACGCCTCATACGAGGAGCGAACACCGATAGCATCGCCAAGATGTTAGCTTACTTTGAAAGGCGCAAGGACATCTTGGTAATGGAGCTGAAGGAGCGAGGAGTCAAAGAGCCAACGAAGCACGAGCGCTATGAGGCGCTCAAGACCAAGATGGACGTTGTTGACGTTCTGATAGACGAGTGCAACAACGTTACAGATATCATAGAGCTAATCAAAAGGATATTTGATGATAAAGAAACAAAGGGCGTCAACTTGTGCAGTATACACAAGTCTAAGGGGCTTGAAGGGGAACGTGTTCACCTACTGTGCCCTGAGTTGATACCAAGCAAGTACGCTTATCAGCCGTGGCAGCTTGAGCAGGAGAAGAACTTGCTATATGTCGCCATCACGAGAGCAAAGAGAGAGCTATACAAGATACCTGAAGAGGTGTTCAAGGCTCAGATAAACAAAGATACCAAGAAATGAAGAGATATAAGATAGACAAGGTGTGGATATTCGTCATCGTGTTCGTCATCGTGTTTTGGTCGGGCTTCTTCCTATTCAATTGGGTCAGCCCCTATGCAGCGATGTTCGCTTACATGGTCTCGCTATTCATCCTAATGCTGTTCTTCAAGCACATACTAAAACGAAATACAAATAACGATGAGAACTAAGATTACAATGCTGCTTCTCGCAGCCCTCGCAGCTCTTATGGTGAGCTGCGAACGAGTAGAGCCAAACTACGCAGGGGTGCTAATGACGAACTACGGCAAGAACGGCAAGACACCGCTCTATGGCTCTATCCCACAAATAGTCAAAATAAATCAGTAAGAAACAATGCAAGAAAGAAAGACGCTACAGCTTGTAAGAGTTGACGCTATCACAGCTGCCAGTGCAACCAAGAAGGAGTACCTGAAGGAGTTTCACGGCTACAGCGATGAGGCGCTGGCAGAAAGAGAGGATGAAGCAGGCTTCATCATCTACGAGAATAATGGGGTTGGCGATACAGTCTGCCTTTGGCGCTCCGAGGAACAGTTTGTCCAGTCCGCCTTCCCCATCGGCAACGTGATTGGTCGTATGACGTTCACCGCCATGTCCCTCAGCATCATCCGAGACTTCCACAATCAGGAGCTTGAGCGAATTCAGAAGAAGAACGAGGAGGGCGCTAACGATGAGGCAACGCTCAAGGAGGCCAACGCCCTCCTTCAGGAGAGTGTACTCACCGATATCCTCATTCAGAAGCTCACCGAGCGAAAGGAGATCATCGATGAGGTCTATCGAAACACATCAGCTCCCAACAACGAACAAGAGGAGAAGCCCGAAGAAGATAAGCCCGCTGAGCAGTAGCTCAGGAGCCACTTCCCATAATGATTGATAAGTCTCTACTACCAAGGTTTACTAAGGTAGTAGAGACTTTCATTTTAAGACAACATATGAACAACGTATTAGGTTTCAAACACGAGGACTTCGCTATCAAGGGATATTCGTCAAACGCAGCTCTAACCAGCTTGGTGAATATCACTATCTTCCGACTTGATAAGGAGGGGAAGGCAAGAGTCAGTATCAAGAGTTATGGGCGTGACGTCAAGGCTTTGCACGATGTGGAGTTCACCACCTTCGTTCAAGCGGCAAACGCCATCAACACCTACGCCATTGCGTCCGCTATGCAGACCATTCAGATGAGCCGATTGAGGAACGACAAGTCAGACTACGCTGATGAGTTCGTCCTCCCCTTCTTCAACACGAGGGTATACAAGATGCAGCGTGATGGCAAGATGCTACTATACTCAGACATTGGTAGCGTACCAGTGAATGAAACGATACTGCAAGCCGAGGAGGAAATGCTCAAGCTGTTCCGATACTACCTCACCAACGCCATAGGCTTACTTGATGAAAACGAATACAGCCAGAAGGAGCTGTGGGACGTTTGCCGTTGCACCAAGACCTTCGTTGACGACTTGTTCGATGGTAGCGTGTTCGTCTTCGGCTCTAACGGACAAGGCAATCACGTAGGTGGGGCGGCACTATTCGCTCATACACGTGCCGATTATCCGTGGGGTGTTAGCCGAGGACTGTGCATCAATAAGGAGCGCACCTGCGGTGCCTACGGCATTGAGACGCTCACCGACTTAGCGGGGGAGCGCACCGAGTTCGATGACCTTGTCAATTCGTTCATCGGTCTCATCGACTGCGCCAAGAAGCACCCCCATCTGAAGTTCATCTTGACCGAGGTCGGGTGCGGTATTGCTGGCCGTAGCTCTAAACAGGTCGCCTATGCCTTTTACTTAGCGATGAAGGGAGAAGCGAAGATTTATGCGCTAAATATCTCTATCCCAATCAATTGGGTGTCTTACTTGTACTCTTTGCCCTACTAACACGAGAACAAGCATTTATAGCCTATTTCGTAAAGAAAGCTGTAAAAAAGTATAAGAAATTGGCTTAAAACTCTTAATGGAAAATAAAAGGGTAATGAAAGGTACAAAAATAGACATCCCTGAGGGGGTGGTAGACGTAGACCAGTATAAAAAGTATTTGGCGTTCTCAAGACACCCCATTCTGCAGAATAAGGAGTACCTGACGAGCGATGGGAGGAAGCTCAGTATCTCTATGCAGGTCAAGAACTTTCTCGCCAAGATTGACAACCTCCCCCCTAAAGAGCGTGAAGCGCTGACGCAGGCCAAGGAGCTGTATATGTCTATCGCAGGCAAGCGCAACATGGCTAAGGCACGAGCGTTCGGCAGGTACGGCAGACCTTCAGAGTACAAGCCCCGCAAGGATGGTGGGCTGCCGATGAAGATACGTACTAAGAAGCTGAGCGCTGTAGAGGAGGACATTGTTGAGCTACTTGGGCGTATGTTCACAGTGCCCGAGGTGGTCAAGATAATGCGAGAGGAAGCCAAGGAGGACATTGACGAGGATGATGTGAAGCTGATCCTCAAGCGCTATATCACCGAGATTGAGCGCAAGAGAGAGGAGTTCAAGAACAAGCTCACGGACGTTCGTCTATATAATAAGCGTCCGAGATTAGAGGAGCTGGCGTGGATGTACTCTAAGGCGAGGGAGCGCTGGATGGCGCTTGGTACGAACGACTACTACATGTCAATGCTACGCACCCTTGAGCAGATACGCAAGGAGTCAGAGGGGGATGTCATCAACATCAATGGCGCTCTTGACGTCAACATTGAGATGACTATTCAGGCTCAGCTGCAGAAGGAAGCCCTGAAGACGATCAACCTCAAGGAGGTGATCATCGGGCGTGTATGCGCACGAATGGGCTTTGATCCCGCCAAGATGATAGCCAGCCTACACAATAGCTACTATGCGAGGTTTGTCACTATCTCAGGCGACTTTGACCCCGATGCACGAATGGTGCACCCCTCTACGATGGTGTACGACTTTGCTAAGATAGAGCAGAGTACCGATATAGAGGCAAAGCAAGACATATCTGCCGAGCCTATCACCGAGGAGGAGAAGAGCGATGCGAGCCTGATCAAGGACATGTTCTTAGCAAAGCTCAAGAAGGCTAAGCAGGAGGACGAGCACCGCCAGAACGCAATGGACGTCATGGGCTCTTCTAACCTCACCGATGAGCGAGTCAAGAGACAGATAGTCAAGCGTGGCAAAGGCAGACCGAAGGGTGTAGGAAAGTAGCCAGATATAATATATACGCTATTCGTTCCCATTCGAATAGCAGCTGACAAAACGCAAAAGGATATACTGTTTGATAACTAAGAAGCTGGGTGGGCTGGGAAGCTCGCCCAGTTTTCGTATCTTCTGTATCTGTTTATTTAAACACTTTCCGCACTTTCGTCAGAAAAAGTTTGACGAAAATTTTGCCGTTTCGAAAATTCGTAGTACCTTTGTATCAGAAAGGTCAGGGAAGTCCTGAGCTAAGAACTAACAAAAAGAGACGAAAATGGAAACGACAAAGCGCAACACCTACTACTACAACTCAACAAAGGGTGTTACCCCAGCAGACCACGATGTGAAGTATGACTACTGCAAGACAGTATCAGATGCTGACCTTGGCGACTACGATGTGGCTGAAGCCCGCCTTGAGATCAAGAACCCCAAGACTGTAGCCGAGTACCTTGAAGACATCAGCGGTCACTACGTAGAGGGAGTAAAGAGCTGGGACGATGCACACGAGTACCTCATTGACCTTGTGCAGGGTATGGTTGAGGAGCTGGTTCGCAACACCCCAACGTTCAATGACGTCAAGGAGTTCAATGCCGTCATCGAAGAGGAGTATGCCGATGGCTACGTTGTCTATTCAGCTTCTGTATGGATGGATAAGTTCGATCAGCAGCTCTACATAGACTGCAGCGAGAACTTGATCGACCACGTAGCGAGCCGAGAAGCTCTCAAACAGATGATCCAAATCAACGCAGAGGCGCTGACTAAGTAACAGGTAACAAAACAGAGGTAGCCTAATCAAAAGCGGTTAGGCTACCAAAGTTTTTCTAAAAAAGATCATATAAAATGGGAGACAATAAGATACTTGATAAGCTGCGCAAGCTGCAAGCCTTTCAGAAGAGCGCTGAGGAGATAGGCAACGAGCACGAAGCCCTTAACGCTGCTGCTAAGATAGCCGACATCATCCGAGAGTACAACATCAACATCGAAGACCTTGAGTACAAGGAGGTCGAAAGAGGCATCATTCACGAGTTCATCCGAGTAGACGTATATAAGAACATTGGCGGTGCTTGGCGTGAGCATCTGTGGGTTGCCCTATCCCGCTCTTGCTTCTGCCGAGTGTACTACACTCAGGGCTATACCAAGAGGAAGGATGGCGATGTCGTCATAGTAGGCAACCAGACTAACATCGAAGCCCTAAGGGCGATGTATGACGCTATCTCTTTCCGTATTGTCGAACTATCGAAGCAAAAGTGGAAAGAGCGCAAGGGCGGTGAGAAGATGTCCAAGGACAAGTTCCAGCGTCACTACCTTAGAGGTGTAGTTGAGTCTATCCGAGAGCGCCTCAAAGAGGAGTACAAGGCATCCGAAGCCAAGATAAGCTCCAGCGCTGTCGTCCTCTACAATAGCAAGGCTATCTCTAAGTACGTTGCGTCAGTGTTCGGTAGAGTAGAGCAAGGCTGTTCGACATATAGACCGAGCGATGCATTTGACCAAGGTAGAGCAGACGGCAAGAACGTAAACATCAATGGGGCATCCGTAGGATCAGGAGCCAAGCAACTGGGGGCGGGCAATTAGCTCGCCCACCCCTCTATTCATCGACAATGAAAAAGTTTGATATAATCTTCGATGGTAACTTCATCTACCATCGGGCTTTCAGCATCTGGTCTACCTACTACAAGGGTGAAAATCTGAGCGATGTCCTTGCAGAGAAGGAGGGGCGTCAGCGCCTCATCCGCAAGGCAATCATCGACTTCTGCGCTATCATCAACAAGTTCGAAGGGGCTTTTGACGTAAATAGGGTCATATTCGTATTTGACGAGCGCTCTTGGCGATACAAGCTGTACCCTAACTACAAGTACGCCCTCACGAAGGTGAAGGGTGACCACTATGAGGGCTTCTTAGACGTTCTTGGCCGTCTTCAGCGACTATTAGAGTCAAGAGGGTTCATAGTCACGCACGTAGATGGAGCAGAGGGTGACGACATGCTCGCTACTTGGGCATACGTAAACAACTGTCAAGAGGGGGAGGGCGTAGATCATACGCTGCTCATAACGGCAGATAGCGACATACGACAGCTTGTAAGTGAGCGCTTGTCGGTATATTGCCCCATCGCCAAGAAGGAGACGCTGTACAAGCACTACCAAGCGCCCCTTGCTATCGAAGCGCTGCCCGAGGGAGTGAGCGTTGTAGACGTCAACCCAGTTGAGGTGATCATCGGGAAGATATTGCTTGGCGATAAGTCCGATAATATCCCCCAGCTCAAAAAGGGCTTCGGGCCAGCAGCGTTTAATAAGATGGTAGGTAACTATCTCAATAGCGGTGTTAGCTACGAGTGGCCATTGGCGCCTATCATCATAGCGGGGCGCATCATTCAGAACTTCGGTCTAAAGGAGCACGAGGAGCTGATCAAGAGCAACGCCACACTAACGTACCTCAGCCCGCTCTCTATGCCCGAGGAGGTGTGTGTGCGTGCCTTAGACGAGGTAATAAACAAGTACGACAGCTACGGCTACAGCGGCAGCTTCACGCTTGATGGAGTGTATTACGGAGACAACGAATAATCAACAGATAGAATTATGTTAGACGTAACAAAGGAACAGTTTTTGGCGTATGAGCGCCTACGAGTGAGCGGACGTATCAACATGCTTGATATAGTCAACGGCTGTATCATCACGGGCTTACCAGAGAACGTGTATGAGCAGTGCATCTTCAACTATGGCGACTTGAGCCAAAAGTACCTAAAGAGTTAGTGAGCGATGTCGCTGACGTTCAAGAAAGGCGACATTGTTATGTCTCCCCACCTACACGGCAAGAAACACTTTAGGGTGATATCAGTTCACGCCAAGGTGTTCTTGTTCGTTGAGGAGGCCAGCCGAGGATACAAAGCGAACATAATGATGTCGGACGTGATACTGGTGAATGCCGTCAAGCGCCCCTTCGTGAACACCAAGGACGCTCCCTTGAGCGTAATGGTATCTAAGGGCATAGAGGAGGCAATCAGGGAGTATCATATGCGTATAAACGCAAGGAAAGACAACTACAAAGTCCGATTATAACCAACGAGAGAGTATGTTTGAAAAAGAGTCATTTTACAAGCTGCTACCGCCCGACACGATGACGGTATGCAGGGAGAACTTGAGAGAGTTCTTTCAGACCATGTTCGATAGACAACGCATCTGGTATGAGAGATACGTCAACAAGAGCCCAAGAGACCAGTGGAGCAAGGACGAGATACTGCTTGACTACAAGTTCACGAACGTGTACCGAGAGCTTGACCGCTCAAGCATGTGGATCATTCAGAACATCATCTGCAACAAGGAGTTCAACTTGGTCTGCTGCGAGCGAGCGCTGAGACGAAACATGGTGTGGAAGCTACTCATCGCACGCCTTATCAACAACCCCGTCACGCTCACCTTCGTACCCTCAGAACACACGCTACTCAAAGAGTTCGTTGACCCCGCTGACGGAGTATCGAAGCCCTTTATCTCAGCGTCTGAGATGGGCATTAGCGGCATCCCTAACGTAGACGAGTATGACCCAGAAAGGATGCGTCAGTTCTTGGTAGGGATCAAGACGCTTGGGCTGAACCCCTACACCAACGCCTATATAGTGCATAGCGACTTTGGTATGGAGCGCAACTACAGCTTTGCACACGTCACGTTCAAGTACATAGCCGACAACATCGACAATATCCTTGACGTGATCGAGAACGCCAAGAAGCCCGAAGAGATCATCAAGGTGTTAGACAAGATACCGAACGTGTCGAGCTTCCTGACGCACGAGTTCTATCAAGACCTAACCTACATCAAGAGATACAGAGGTGAGAGCTTCTTCAAGTTTACTCAGGATGACTTTACGAATGTTGGTCCTGGCGCCAGTACTGGCATACGCCTTATTTATCCTTCTCTCAAGACGATCAAGGAGCAGAAGCAAGCAATCTATTGGCTAAGAGACTTGGCTATCAAGACGCTTGACGAAATAGCCAAGGAGCGTGGGGTGCCGTTCCCCTTCATCAGCGTAGATCATAACAATGGTACGCTGATAGTCAATGACCTCCCGCACGATGAGCTTTGGGATAAGGTAGAGGACGGATGGTTTGACGACATCGACAACCCTTACACGATCACCCTTCACCAGATTGAGATGTGGCTTTGCGAGTACCAAAAGTACTGGAAGGTCAAGTACAAGATAGGCAAGCAGCGCTCCAAGTTCCCTCCCTCAAAGCACAAAACAACCCTCTTGAATGATGAAGACGTTATTCTCACTTCGACCATCTGATATCGATGACGATGACATCGACTTCCAGCTGATCTATAACGAGCTGGACATACACCCTGAGTGTATAGAGATAGCCGATGAGGCAAACGCCCAAGACGCCATTCAGTCCGAAGCGTTCCGAAGAGCGCTTGAGGAGGTGACGGGCGGACTGGACAATACCTATATGAGCATTGACGGAGATACGGACGTGTACAACGTTGACGATAACTTCCTGATTGTAAGAAAGTCGTTCAATGGGCATCTTGTTATGTCTTGCGGTGCAGAAGCACGCAGGGCGTTCGAGGAAGCATATAGGCGACATCTTTAGCCAAATATATAGTAAATGATTGCTGTTTTTTAGTTTTTGTTTACTGATTACCATTGTGGATGTGGCGGTAGTTCTTTTGATAGGGCTACCGCCCTTTTCATATATAAACTAACAAAATTCATTTGGCAATAATATGAACGATTATAAAACGACAAAAGAACACCTTGACGATATAGTTCGCAGGGAGGAGCTTTTGCAAGCCGAAAAGTTCCGAGCCATAGAGAAGGGGCTAAAGTCTACAAGCCCCGAGGATATGGTGCGTGCAAGCGAACTCATTAAGAAGATGGAGCAAGGAAAGGGATTGGGGAGGGATGACGCCAAGTCGTTCTTCATTGATCCTCTTCAGTTCGCATCGGGGTTGGGCTACAAAGATAAGTCCTTCTCGCTCTCATACCGCACATTGGCGAGAATGGCCAAGACGCCAATCATCAACTCTATCATTAAGACAAGAAAGAACCAAGTTGCCGACTTTGCCGAACCACAGCAGGACAAGTACTCCACAGGCTTCGTCATCCGCAAGAAGAGCGTTGACGGGGAGGAGGCAAAGATGGACAAGCAGGACAAGAAGATAGCCAACGCCATCACCGACTTCCTTCTCAGAGGAGGGATGAGTGCAGGATGGGACACGGATGACTTTGATACCTTTATACGCAAGATAGTAGAGGACAGCCTGACCTACGATCAGATGACCTTCGAATGTATACGTAACAATAGGGGTCAGCTGGACAGCTTCATAGCCGTAGACGCTTCTACGTTCCGCATTGCCGAGAGCTTCTATGATAAGGACTTCGCACAAGACTACGGAGGCATGCTAACGGCAGGCGCTCAGCGTGTACGACAGATGAAGCAGACGAGGGATTGGGGCAAGCCTATCGATGGCTACTATCCTGCCTACGTGCAGATATACCAAAACGCCAAGGTGAGCGACTTCTACCCTTGGGAGCTTTGTTTTGCTGTACGCAACCCCAGTACCTCTATCTACTCAAACGGCTATGGCGTCAGCGAGCTTGAAGACCTTGTTAATATAGTCACGGCTATGCTTTGGGGCGACGAGTACAACAGACGCTTCTTCTCTCAGGGCTCAGCGCCAAAGGGTATGTTAAGGATCAAGGGCGTGAATTCGGAGGCAGCGCTTGAGCAGTTTAAGCAGCAGTGGCAGTCGATGATCACGGGCGTAATGCAGTCTTGGAAAACGCCAGTTGTCGATGCCGATGTAGAGTGGATAGACCTGCAGAAGAACAACCGAGACATGGAGTATAACGCTTGGATGGAGTACCTCATCAAGCTCGCCTGCGCTGTCTACTCAATTGACCCCACCGAGATAGGTTGGGACATTAGTCGCAGCTCAGGAGGAGGACTGTTTGAGGGGAGCCAAGCCCAACGCCTTCAGCACTCAAAGGACAAGGGGCTGTACCCGCTTCTGAAGTTCCTTCAAAGGAAGATTAACAAATACATAGTAGAGCAGATACACCCAGACTTCGAATTTTGCTTCATGGGGCTTAACGGCATGACCATCGAGGACGAGTTGAAGATGAACATCGACAAGGTCAATAGCTTCGTAACAGTGAACGAAATAAGAGCTGAGTACGGACTGAAGCCTATCGAGGGCGGTGACTCGCCAAACAACTCAGCCTACCTGCAGGCCAAGAATGCCGAAGAACAAAAGAAGATGCAGGAGCAAGCCGCAGCCCAGCAGGCCAACGTAGAAGGAGAAGGAGCTGAGGGAGGAGAAGGCGGTGGCGCCTTTGACGAATTAGCAAGCCTCATCAGCGGTTATTCTGACGAAGGGGAAGAAGGAGAAGGAGAGGATGACGCTACGGATGCCGAGGATGACGCCTATGACGAAGAAAGCGATGATGAGGAGGATAGTCCCACCAGCCTCAAAAAAGCCTTCCTAAATGCCCTAAACGAGTTTGGCGAAAAAGAAGAAATCATAAATTAAAATCACCAAAGGAATTATGACTACCGAAACGAGAACGAGCTACCCTGTGGTAGAGACCGTCAGCGAGCACCTCCCCCTACCCTTCATAGACGAGGTTTCCGCCACAGAAAAGTACATTGGCTATGCCCCCTTAGGAGTAGACGAACAAACAGCGGGTTGGCGACTTATCAAGGAACAGAAGGTTGGTACAGTGACAAAGCGCCTATACGCAGAGGGCAGTTCTGACTTCCGCTTCGCTTGGGAGAAGCGAAAGACCTACAGATACACGAGATAACATAACAACCCACATAAAACAACGTATATATGTCTGCTAAGAATTTAGGTCAGGTGTCGGCTCTCTATATAGGGCTAACACCGCCTACAAATATCAAACAAATTTGGTACGATGACACGCCATCCCAGCGTTGCCACAAGGTATATGATACGAACAAAGCCCAATGGGTGATTATCGATCAGAAGATCATCAGCCGTATCACCTACTCAGAGATCACAGGTTTAGCCTCATCCGTCGGTTTGGCGATTGGTAAGTACTACGCCATTACCGATAAGGGGAACGTGTTAGCCCTCGCAATCACCAGTACAAAGGTGCAATACACTGACGTGAGTGGTAACATAGTCGTAGACGACTTAGGCGTAAATCGCAAGTACCACGTAACATCATCCAACCTCTTAGTTGACGATGTGGAGGGGGTGTTTGACGAGACCACAAGAAAGCTGATATTCAGATTCACCGACACCGAGACGCCAAACATCGATGACTACCTATTAGCCAAGGGACAAAGAAGCGGGAATTACAAGCTACTCAAATACCGCCTCAGCCGTCTAATTAGCCAAGACGCAGGGAATAGCTTGGGTTGGCGAAACGGGCTATATTTCTCAATCAAGGACGCCATAGCCAATGTCCTTGATAGAAAGGGCGGTTTGGTGAGCTACGATACCTATCTCACCGAGATACTCAAACAGACGAGTACGCTTGAGAAGATAGCTAAGAATAGCCAAGACCTACCCGCCAAGATATACGACAAGATAAGCGAAGCAACGTCATCGGGGCGTATCTTCAACAAGACGTTGCAGGATGACCCGATAAGCTACACAACCCCAGTAGATGTTCGTAGAGGTGATACGCTCAATATGATAGTCGGCAAATACAACGCTTGGCTAAAGAGCTTCAAGACCTCAAATGGCATATCTATTGGCGCTGACTATACCGAGGCTACAACCGCCCAATACGTCAATACGAATGATAGCGTACAAAGCGCCATTGGTAAGATCATGTATTGGATCCGTAATATCAGCGACTACCTAAAGACAGCGCCAACGTTCAAGGCTAAGGAGTTCGTGAATGGTAAGTGGGAGGAGATGCTTGTACTACCAAACGAAGACCTGAACAAGGCTATCGAAAAGCTCCAAGGGCAGTTGAACTTGTTAGGTATCTCAGGGGTTGGTAGATTAACGCACGCTACGAACTACTATGACCTGAAGCGAGGTACGCTTGCCCTCTACTATAAGGTAGCAAAGAACAACGAGGGCGGGGCGGTACGCTTATCCTCAGGGAAGAAGGAAGCGGGGAATAACGCTTGGCGAGAAACAGCGGTATCTCTCAGCGGCAAGGGCTTGTCTGTCGTTAGCGATCACTTCAGCTCTACTACCTCTACGTACACCGAGTACGTTGGCGCTTATCCCGATGTTCTAACAAAGCTAACCGCAGCTGACGAACGTGGCTTGGTGAGTTCGGGTAGCTCTATTGTCTATTGGACAATGAAGCGTGGCTTGCACTCGCTCTACGGAGAAAAGCGAACAAACAGATTTGGTATTGTTACGAGCGTCCTTGGCGTTTTTAATAAGAGCTTGATTGATAATGAGGTTGTTGGTAGCAACCCATTACAATCTTCCCAAGATAACAATAGCATTATCTTCGCTGGTGTCTACGGCACAGTGGACTTAAAGAGTGTTGGAGAAAATACAAATGGCGGTAGTAATTTTAATGAATTAGAACTACAAGAAAACGTTATTTTTACCAACCTTGACTGGTACGGAGGGGTGTTTGACCGCTTGTTAGTCCGAGGGTTGGTATATAACTACTTATATGATCCTATTAGGAAGGCTGGAGCTCCAGCACCGCCTTTCAGTCGCTTCCAAAGGAGCGATGAAGGAGCTGAAAAGACCACTGCAGACATCTACCTTGGTCAGTTCGATACGTTCTTTCACATAGATAGTGGGTTTAGAGGTGCGAACAATACGGATGCTTTATCAAGAAATGATGTCATTGTACTACCTCCAACGCCTATATACGGACAAAGCGTCAAGATATTAGCGAGCGGTAGGATAGAGGGCACCAAGACAAACAGCATAGCTGTTCGTATTAGTGACTACATGGGGAACGTCAATCACAAGATGTTCACGCTCGCCAACGGCAAGAAGGTACGTCAGCTGTCGCTGAGTAGCAATGTCCTCTATGAGTTCATCTACACCTACGATGGTTGGAAGTGCTTCTCTGCTCAACAGAACAACGAAGAATATAACGAGTAAGGACATGTGCAGATCAGTTTATTTAACATGTAGGCGCTTCGATAGGCTATCACGAGAGTTTATCAAAGACCTATCGAAAGCCCTCAAAGAGATAGGCATTGAGGTTCACATAGGGAGAGCGAGAGACGTGTTCAGCGTCTTTCGCTCTCACAAGACCTACGATATAAGCATTGGGATAGACTTTCACCGAGACGAGGGCAGCGGTGGGTCGCTTTGTCTTAATAGCCTTTGTTCGCCAATAGGTAGGGACTTTGCCTACAACCTCAGCAAGGCGCTTGATATAGCGATGCCGAAGACGAGGTGGCGAGAGTTTGGCTATGTTAAGTCAAGCGATAAGACGTGGTCAAAGTTCTTTTGGCGAGTCAGCTCCCAAGCCAAGTGTTTGTTTTACATCTGTACCGCTTCCCGCCCAGTTGAGCTTGAAGAGTACCGCTTGGCCAAATCAGAAATTATATCTTTGTTCGCTGAGCAGATATCATTTCTTATCAAAAGCGACATGTGCCGATGCGAGTATAACAAGCTATCAAAGAAGGCGCAGAGAAAGGAAGCGGGTGATTGTAAATGCAATATAGAAGAGGATGAATGAACTTTTAAGAGATAAGTTGATTGAGGTGATATCTATCCTCTTTGGCGCTGGCGGTATTGGCTACGTAGTCATCAACCGTATACTTGACCAGAAGAAATACACTCAAGAGGTAAGAGAGCAGGAGGCAGCCGCAGACCTCAAGAACGAGGAGTTTTGGAAGGGCAGGTATGATATACTACAAAAGGAGCTGAGCGAGAAGAACGAGTGGTGGAAAGCCCGCTATGACTCGCTGTATGAGGAGTTCCAGAACGAACGTAACTTGTCGAACCAAATTGTCTCTTCGTTCCGTAACGAGCTGAACGAGATGAGAGCCGAGTACGAGAGGCAGAGAGAGATGGAGCGCCAAAAGTACGACACCCTGATTGAGAGTTATCGCAACTTCGAAAGCGAAAGTCACCAACGAGAGGTAGAGTACAAGCAGCGCATCACCCAGCTTGAGAAGATGGTGAGCGAGTATGAAGCAAGACTGAAAGAACGAGTAATATAACATGAGTGGTTTTATCAAAAGCCCCTTTGGCGTAGTCACCGAGTACGAGAACGAGTTCATCGAGGACTGGCGACAGAAGACCGCCAAGGGGCTGTCAAACGTCATAAGAGCAATCGAAAATGGAATTGATAGGGAGAATATCGCAGATCAGACCTAAAGGCATCCTATGGGCATTAGCGGCATTGGTAGCTACATTCCTCATAGGGTACTTCGTGGGGCGTTCGAACGAGACGCTGAAAACGACAACGAAGGAGGTGGTGAGATACGTCCCATCGAAGCAAGTGTACCGAGATACGATATACCAACCAGTCCCTGAGAGGGTGTTCCTGCGGGATACAATTCCCAAGTTCGTATATACGGACACGGCTGCCCTCTTCAGCGTCTGGCAGGACTACTACCTCACGAGACGCTATGACCTTGACTTCTCAAACGACACGCTGGGGATATTCCGAGTAGAGGCAGAGGTTGAGCAAAACAAGCTAACAAGCGCCAAGTCCTATATACGCCCAATAGTCAAAGAGGTCACCAAGGAGACAACGATAATAAGAGCGCCAAAGTTACAATGGTCGGTAGGCTTTGGCTTATCGCCAGACCTCAAGACGCAGAAGATTGACTTGGGAGCCGATATAAGAGGGCGCTGGTACTTTGGCGTATCAGGCATCAGAATGAACGATAACACAGCGCTGACGATAAACGTTGGCGCCAAACTATAAACGAGAAATATGGATGAAATCATTAAGAGACATCGGGCGATGGTTGCTGAGAGACTTACTCAAGGCTTTTCTCCAGTACATCGAGACGCTATATCAAAGGCTGAAGAGTATGATGATATAGAGAAGGCAAGGGTGGTACGTCAGGATGGCGACATACATCCTAACGGCAAGTGGGTTTGGTCATCTCAGGCAGCTGGCGGTAAAGGCGACTGGAGAGTGATTAAGAAGCCAAAGGACGGCTCACCCACCCCCGCTCCCGCCAAGAAGGAGACGAAGAGCGCCAATGCTCCCGCCCTCTCAAGCGAAGCCCTTATGAAGACGCTTGAGAACATGTCGGCTGAAGACCTTATCAAGCTGCAGAGCCTTATAGCGAACGCTGTAGCCAAGAAGACGAAGAGCGCTGACGTAACGAAGGAGAGCGGTGAGAAGATGAGCGAGGCCATCGGCTCTGTCTTAGCTCAGGGCATCAAAGCGACAAAGCGCTATAACTTGGCGCCCGATGGTTCGCCAATAGACCTGACTAAGCTCCCCGATCAGAACATCATCACAGCCGTGGTTCTTGTTCAAGAGAACGTAGACAAACTTGCCTACGAAGCTACCCTTGGCGGTGGTAAGAAGAAGCAGGAGAAGATAGCTCAGGAGCTTGAGGACCAAAGAGGAAAACTTGCCGAACTGCAAGAGGAAGCTGATAGGAGAGGTCTCAAGAACGAGTCATCGAAGGAGAAGGAAGCGAGCGGTGGCGGTAAGGGCGTATTTTCTACCAGACTGAATGGTCATGACGTAGAAATAGCTAACCGAGAGTATGCTGAAAGACATCTTAATTGCAGCGCTGAGAAGGTTTGGAATTACCAAGATGGTTCGCACCTCGCTATAATCAAGATGACGAAGCAAGACCAAGCGGACTGGAACAAGGACTTTGGGTTTGATCTTGAGCCCGACAAGTACCCCAATGATTTCGTTTGGATGGTCGAGCAAGAAGGTAGTTACTACCTATTTGACAATGAGGACGAAGCTATTGCCTCAGCTACGGCTATTGCAAACAACGATGGGGACTTTGCCGAGGGTAGAGGTTTCGATGAGGTATCAACAGATGGTACGCACGTTAGAGCTGTTGATGAACAAATTTCTAACGATGAGTTCATGACTGATCTTAGAAGGACAATGAACTTCAGCAAGCTAAAGTCATCAGGGGCAAGACAGAGAGCCAAAGAACTCTTCTTATCAGCCAGAGAAAAGTTTGGCGATAAGGCAAGTGTTAAATTAGGGCCATACAATGACCCATTCGTTTCTGTATCTTTTGAGAGTGACTTGCACTTGACGCTGCTCTATAAAGAAGACAAAAACAATGGCGATGAAGTGTGGGTCAACTGGCAGTTCGAAGACGGAGAGGAGTCATTTTATAGCTTTGCCGTAGATAAGTTTGACGTAAACAAAGACATCCCATCCGTCAAGCAGTTCTTAGATGATGAAATAAGATATGCAGAGAGAGATTTGCAGTATCTCAAGAGAGATAATGATGACCCCGATCAGGCTGATATTGACGACTTGAAGATTGCGATACACCGCCTTGAGACTTTGAAGAAAAAGTATGCTAAGGGCATCTAACAAGCAACAACGATGAACGATATAATCAAGAAGCATAGACAAATGGTTGCCCTGAGACATTCTCAGGGCTTCCAGCTCCCCACCGCCTATCAGGGCGAAGGACTAACAAAGGGGGGGCGATGAGTACAACGACATCGAGAAGGCACGAGTTGTTCGTCAAGATGGCGATATTCACCCCAATGGTAAGTGGGTGTGGGTATCTTCCGCTGCGGGAGGCAAGGGTGACTGGCGAGTAATCAAGAAGCAGAAGGGCGACAACCCAGACCCTGCCGCTAAGTCGCCAAAGGAAGACGCTAAGCCAGCCGACAAGAAAGAGGTAAGAGACCTTGATGGGGATAAAATTCCAGAGGGCTTTGACTACTTCAAGGGCAAAGAAGGCGTTTACAACTGGACTCTTCTGCACGCCAGTGAGGCTTGGCAAGCTGGTTTAGAAGCTGGGGGTGAGGTGATTGTAGCCTATATGCCAACCGAAATACAGAAGCAAAAGTCATGGCCCGATGATTATGACTTCTTCTCATCCGATGGTAGATACGCCACGATACGAAGACGCTATGGCCAAAAGGACGAATTTGAGTTCTTTATGGAGAAGGAAGATGCGTTTAAGGCAGCCCAAAAGCTGATCAAGCAATCTGCCGGCTCAGATAAGTCTAAGCCATCCCAAGAGGAGGAAGACGATGACGACGATTAAGTAATATATAACACGCCAAGGTTATACCCCATAGAGATTAGTAACAAAACAAACATCTTTATGGGGTATAACTATTTAAGCGACATGGCCGACAAGGTCATCGCAGAGAACGAAAAGTACCAAGGCGAGTGGTGGTATGCAGGCTATCAGTATGGCCCAAATACCAAGAGCGTCAAGGAAGAAGCAAAGGAGGTCGCCAAGGAGATTGAGAAACGAGGTTATCATACCTACGTAGGCTGGAAGGAGACAACGCCCAACGGCAACGAACGAGTGATCATTCAAATTCTCCCCTACGAGCCCAAATACAAGAATAGCGATGATGAGGAGAGCGCTGAAATGCAGACCTTGAAGAAGCACTGCATCCTTGGTCTATTATGCGCCTTGTTGGCGGGGATAGCCTACTCAGCTCTTATGTACTTCTTATGCAACCAATAGACAAGAGATATGTATTTTACCAATTCGGAGATACGTGAGCTGTTAGACATACTCAAAGCTCAAGAATTGGTCTTCATAGCAACCCAGCTTGGCGTTGAGTTCCTGACCGACTTTGATAAGGAGCTACTACGTCAGGCTGGCGTTGACTTAGATCAGTTCACCAATAGCAAGGGCGTCATTGAGCACGCCTTCCTCTTCGGCATGTTAGCCGATGCCGTAGGCTCAAAGCGAGCGAAGGGGATGAACTATAAGCAGTTCAGGGCGTTCGTAGCGTCAAAGAACTTCATCCCCCTAACCGATGAGGAGGAGTTGGCGCTGCAGACGATCAAGACACGTGCCTACAACGATATAACGGCATTAGGAAGCCGAATGCGCACGGGTGTGGGGAATATACTACTGAAGCAAAATCAGGCAACCGCTGCCCAGCAAATGATACGAGACAAGGCAGCAAGGGCTATCGAGCTGAGACAATCAGCCCCGAAGCTCGCTCAGGAGTTTGCCGATGCGAGTAAGAACTGGGATGCCGATTGGCTACGTGTAGCCTACTACCTAACGCATGAGGCGTACAATAGCGGGCGTGCTCAGAGCATCCTACGCCAATACGGCAAGGACGCCAACGTGTACTTTGACGTCTACGAGGGCGCTTGTAAGCATTGTCGCACCCTTGGGCTTGTCTACCCCGATGACCCGATGAGTGAACCTATCATCTACAAACTTGACGATATCATCGCCAACGGCAACAACATAGGTAGGAAGGTGTCTGAGTGGCGTAGTACTATCTCACCGATACACCCCTATTGTCGTTGCACGCTCATGCACAAGCCCGATGGCTTTGAGTGGGACGAGGAGCTGAGAGCGTTCACCAAGCCCAAGAAGAAGGAGGTGAGCAATCCAAAGTTAAGAGGAGTAAAGCTAAACATAAAGGTAACTAAGTAATGAAATTTGGCGAAATCAAACAACAAGCGCCCTTTACAGTCATTGTAGAGCCTACGGAGGGCTGTAACTTGGGTTGCGACTTTTGCGGCTTGAGAGGTATGAGAGAGCACGGCACCACGCCCTTCTTCTTTATGTCTCTTGAGACGGCAGAGCGCATAGCAAGCGAGGTAGCGAGGGCTGGTTGGACAAGCAGGGTAGTGTTTGCTAACCACGGAGAGCCTACAGTGAACCAAAATCTCAAGGAAATCATCGCAATCTTCAGGCGACACCTCCCCAACGCTCTTCTGCATATGTTCACCAACGGCTTCGGCTTCAAGAAGGCAAAGGACGTAGAAAAGTACGTTGATGACCTCTTCGCTGCAGGTCTCAACAACATCATAGTCGATAGCTACGAGGAGAATGGTGACTGGACGTTCGTCTATGACCTTGACCAAGACAAGCGAAAGGTTGTAGTGTACGAACAGGGTGTACCTTTGTTCTCTACTACGAAGAAGCCACGCCTGCTTCTTGTACCACCCATCCAGCTTGACGAGAATGAGCGTAGTACACGAAAGTTGGCGAACCACTGCGGAGCTGCCGCCCCTCTTGATCCTTCGTACAATAACAAGCGTTGCACTATGCCGTTCCGTGAAATGGTGTTCCGCCATGATGGTAACGTAAATCTTTGTTGTGATGACTTCAGAGGAGAGTACCCCATCGCCAATATCCACGAAATGGCTATTGAGGACATCTGGAACCACGAGCGCTTCCAAGCCGCACGCATTATGCTCTATAACAGAGACAGACGCTTCAGACCTTGTCACGGATGTACCAACGTTAGTATGAGAGTGGGGCTACTACCTGACTGTCAGGGCAAGGAGACACTTCCAGAGATCACCAAGGAGGTGCGTGACGTAGCTACCAGAGTTCATAGAAGAGGTACACTAAGCAAGATCATTATTAAGAGACCATGGGAAGAGAAATAATCATACAACCCCATTCGGATGACGCTTTGTTCTGTTGTTATAGCATCCTATCTCGCCATAAGGACGTAGAGGTCATCACTGTTGAGAATGACCCGAAGCGTATTGCCGAGGACGATAGGCTGTATGACGTGTTAGAGGTGCCTCACAGTCATCTTAACACGAGCTACAAGGATGAGAGCTACTATGCGTATTTCCCAAAGCAGAAGAAGGGGGAGCCAAGAGTGCCGAGACGAAAGGTTGAGCTGGAGTCATCGATTCAGTGCCTACGGGAGCATTTCGGTGCCGAGGGGTACGAGAGCCTGCTCAGCGAGATTAAGCGCCTTAGCAATGCCGTAGACAACGAGGAGAACACAATATACCTCCCCGCTGGTATAGGGCATCCGAGTCACTTGGTAATTCGACATCTATTTGAGAGCGCTATCGAACACGCCAAGGTTATCTATTACAGAGACTTCCCACACAGCTACAGACGTAGTAGCATAGAACAACTTGAGGAGTTCAAGGCAGAGTGTCCCTATCACGAGGAGTTTCAGCTCACCGAGGAGGATCACAATCTGAAGTGGTGGCTTGCTGGTAAGTTCTACCGCTCCCAAAGCGGTCTTATGTTCTACGAGCAGGGTCATATTCAGAAGAACGTGCCCGAGGAGTTCTACAGCCGTGAGGGGAGTTTAATGGTAGTAGACGATGGCGAAAGGAAGAACTAACAAAGAGGTCATAGGGGGCATTGAGTACGACAAGACAGTACTCTCCAAAGTCCCTAAAGGCGCCAAGGTATATGAGGTGATGATCATTCAGAGTATAGAGTACTATTGCTCTGGCGCAATCACTTGCACCTCTAACGTACCAGGATATGAGCTGAGAGGCAACTACAGCTCAGACGTTCTACGATTGATCAACGAGAACTACAAGCGAGTAGAGGAGTTGATCAGCGAGGACTACACGATGGACACACGGATAACGATTGTCAGGTATATAGCACGATAGAGCTATGAGGTTGTCTGAATGGTGGAATAGGTAGACACGACAGGTTTAAGCCCTGTTGCCCTAAAGGCGTGAGGGTTCAAGTCCCTCTTCAGATACAAAGGGTGATTATAAAAGTCGCCAAAGTTAATAGAGACATAAGCGTTCCAATAGCTCAGTCGGTTAGAGCAACTGACTCATAATCAGTAGGTCATAGGTTCAAGCCCTATTTGGAACACCGAGATAAATAGACAAGATATGGAATTCATTGGACCACCAGAAGGAACAAAGGAGTACGAAGAGATATATGGGTATAGATACCCGCCCAATTACTTCAAAGAGCAAGAGAAGAGAAGAAGAGAGAACATGATATTTTTCGTTCTCATGCTCTTAGTACTGATACTTCTTCTGATTGGTATTTGCTTAATGGGGAGATAATATGTTTGTAGGATCAGTAGGAATGGCCACTGCAGCCGTTATAGCGACATCGGGTACAAGAAAGTACGCTGGCGGTGAGCCCGAAGACGAGGAAGAAAAGAAGCCCAAGCCAAATAAGCCGTCAATCTTCAAGAGGATAGCAATGGCGTTCCGCAGAGTTATTCAGCAACAGCGTGACGTATACAGCTCCCAGAGCATGAACAGAAAGAAAAGTCGCCAAAGTTAATAGCTATGAGATTAGACGATTTGAAGACTGCCGCCAAGCCATTAGAGTGGTTCGAGATCAGAGACATAGAGGGGCATTTTCACGTAGGAATTAGGCACACGCCTCTGCGCTACCCTACTGCGAGAGAGCCTATCCCAAACAAAGTAGGTTGGCTTGTTTTAGCTGACGGCTCAGAGCACACTACGAAGGAAGAAGCGATGACGGCTCTTGAAGCCCTGCACTGGGAAGCCGTTGCTCAGATGTTCAATCTTGAGGGCTAACAATAATATAAGCATAGCGTTGCTTATACTACACCGCAAAATTAGACACTGGCTTGTTGAGTAGGTACTAACCATTTTAACAAGTTTTTAATCATCTGTGTTGTTTTATGTTCTGAGTAAAAACACCTATGATGCGAGTCAGCTTGGTGCAATTCCAAGTGCGGTGACGAACGATAGATACCCACTCAGGGGCGCTTGAAACGATATATAGCGTCTATCTATGAGAGCATTTTGTTAGGTTGGTGCTTGATTAGGTATGGGGATATTGGATTTAACCTAACCCAGAGAGGAGCTTCAGGTTGAGTAGGCTCTATTCTCAAGGACTTTGGTTGCTTCCTTCGCTTGGTTAGCGAGAAACATGACCCAAGTAAGGTGTCGAATAAAACACGCTGACTGCTAAGTCAAAAGTCCAAGTGATTAGCTCACGAGGTCAGACGACTGATGGTTGATTATATTGAGAACGTTTTAGGCTTTTGATCTGTTCTCCCTCCACTTCACCTTACTTGACCAGATCACCCGCAGGGGCGTTAGCAACAGCGCCAATAGTAGTCGCCTTCACGTTGTAAGGCTGAAGCCCCTGCGGAGACTTGGGAGTATCGCATAGCGGCAATTGCAACTGGCTGTAAACCAGTCGTCCTTAACGGCTTCGGTGGTTCGAGTCCATCTGCTCCCACAATTACCATAGGAGGTCGGTGAAATTCCGATGCAGGGGCGCATGTCGCTGTGGTGTATAGACGTAAGAAACAGCACGATGGTAAAATATCCCTCTGGCTCTGCAGGGCATTTGAGGGGCGCTGACTGCGGTAGTGCGCATATACGTAGCAGCGTTTTAGCTTTGGTGGTTCGGTCGAAGCGTGGTGACAGTATCATTCAAATGATATTCGGCTGGTTCAACTCCAGTGCGAGCCGCCAAAGTTAATTACAACATAGATACCTCTTTAGCTCAGATGGTAGAGCAACGCACCTTTAATGCGTGGGGCGCAGGTTCAATCCCTGCAGGAGGTACTGAAATGCCCGCTTAGCTCAGTTGGATAGAGCAACAGCCTTCTAAGCTGTGGGTCACAAGTTCAAATCTTGTAGCGGGTACAATAGAGCGGGCGGTGGCGCATTCGGTAAGCGAGCCTCATACGTGGGGTGTCTTTTGTGACTTTGTTGGTTCAACTCCAACCCGCCCGCCAAAGTGTTTAGATAGAACGATTGTAGTATGAAGGATATCAAGAGTATCAAGGAGAGCATGGTACAGTACACTGGTACTAAGACCATCATGGCTACCCCGATGTCACGAGGGGAATATAACGCCCTACGAGGTTGGGAGGTACCAGCGGACGAAGATCCAATGGATTTAGGCTACCTTGTAATGTACCAATCAGAAGGCAAGCCAAACGTAGAGGGCTTCAAGGGCTACGTGTCTTGGTCTCCAAAGGCTACATTTGATAGTGCCTATAAGTTAGACAACACGCATAAAGACGCTTTGCGTAATGAAATGGAGCTTGTATCTGAAAAGATACACCGACTTGAAGAGGGGCTTCGGTTCACAAATGATCGTGTAGGTCAATTATTCTTCTTGAAGAAGACACAGCTTCACACGCTGAAGGCTTACTACAGCTCTCTGTCGTCTATCTGGACTCATCTTTATGGCTGGGAGACCAACCCCAGTAGATATGAAGCAACATAATATAGGTAAGGCTGACTCATAGTCAGATTATCAAGGGCATATAGGTTTGAGTGATGTTATCTTTTTCGTCTCATTTTGTGGTTTCTTCACTCGCAGGTTCAATTCCTGCATGCCCTACGAGTGCCGCTGCGGTATTACACGCCAAGCGGATGGCCCAAGAAACGTGTAATGTTTATTTGGGTAGTGGTGTCTGAACGATTGCTTGAACAGATGAAGAGCGTACCTAACCGCTCAAGATAGAGCGCCCTGTGGAAGATTGGAAGCCACCATGGGGCGCTCATTGTTTATAGCAACGTTACTATAACCGAGAACGTATCACATAAACTCAACAATATGAAGATTTTGTTTGCCGACTTTGAGATAGCAAAGTATGGCGGGATCATCGAGCACGTCACCGCTAAGGTGAAGGCGCTGAAAGCGCTTGGTCACGAGGTAGACATAGTGCAGATAACAGCCGCAGCGACTACCGAAGCGAGATACCTGAAGAAGCTACGCTCACTTGAGGATGGTAGCTTCAGCAAAGACCTCAAGGAGAATAGCCAAAATGGCGGTTACGAGTTCGATGAGGCTACTGGGTATTGGAAGAACAATTACTATGGCTTCTTTCTCCCGCCAAGCAACCGCATTGGCGCCTTTGAGCCTAATGCGTTAGAGCGTTGGAGAGAGTTGGTTGACGATGCCGACTTGATCATTTGGAATTTCGCCCCAACGAAGAGTAGCATATGGGGAGGTACCAAGTTCAACTTCTGGCATAAGTTCTTTGATCTCCCCTATCGAATAGCGCAGATGTTCATAGCGCATGACGCTTACTTCGATGTACGTGCCTCTAATATCTCAGCCCTAAAGGATAAGATACTATTCATCGAGACAGCTCATATCGCAGCCTACGGATGTTGCGAGAACATCGGCATCCCCCGCATCCTTGAGCTGAACCCCCGATACATCGAGGACGATGCTCAGATGAAGTGTAAGAAGATGAGCGAGCGCTCATACGACTTCTTCGCTGCTCACGTGTTCAAGTCGATGAAGCGTGTCGATGACCTACTAAGGGCAACGGCTCACCTGCCCGAGGGCTTATCAACGCTTGTAGCTGGTTCGGGTATCGAGCAAGCCTACATGGTAGCCGAGACTAAGTGCAAAGAGCCGTATATCACCAGCCGTAAGCGTGACCCCGACATCGATGAGGGGTATATAGGCAGGAAGATATGGGACGTGGCAGAAGAGCACGGGATGGTGTACTTAGGTCAAATTCCGACTGGCGATGTAAACGAGCTACTCAAGGACAGCCGATTTGCCGTTGACCCCTCTTGGGCTTCCCACTACGCCAAGTACTGCCGTACCCACATTAACGGCTTCATCATCGAAGCTATGTTGAACGGCTGTTACCCAGTCATCCGAGACTATCGAGGGCTTGACAAGAACACGCTTGACTTAGAGGACGAGCTGTTCAATCATATAAGAGCCGTTGTAATACCTCACGATGCTACGCCAAAGGAGTTCGCTGAAGCTCTTGTTAAGGCTTCTGAGATGTCTGACGAGCAGTACGAGGAGGATGTTCAGTACAACTTCGAGTTAGTCAAGGAGCTGTTCAACGCTAAGAAGAACATGAAGGAGATACTTGAGCTTGTAGATGACAGAGAGCTAATCAATGATCTTGAGGTAGGCACTGACTCAGAAGAGGTGAAGCGTATCTCAGACGACATCATGACGAACTTCTTTGGTATTGAGGTGCCTATAGAATGGGAGCACTAACAAATCATATATAAAGCATCCATAATTAACAAGTTCAAAGAAATTTGATTATGGACTCAATCGAGAAGGCAAGAAACAAGATACAAAGACAAGACGGAGATAGACACCCTACCAGACCTGATTTGGTATGGGTGTCTTCTGCTGCTGGAGGTAAGGGGGACTGGCGAAAGGATAAGGGCGCCAAGAAGGACGACAACCAAGCCCCCTCTAAGCAATCAGCGTCAAAGGACGAAGAAGACAAGGCAGCCAAGTTCAGCGATGATGACCTGAAGAAGGTACTCAACGATGATAACGCATCCGATGAAGCCAAGGCTAAGGCTAAGGAGATACTTGACCAGAGAAAGTCTAAGGGCGATGATAAGAGCTCAAGCGATAGCGCTGACAAGTCTGATGAGGATAAGAGCGCTAAGGAGGATGGAGAGGATAGCGATGCACCTACGAGCAAGCCTGCCACACCTCCTGCCACTTCTAAATCTTCTGACGATAATTCCCCTAAGTCGAGTGAAAAGAAGGCACCTCAGGCACCTTCTATGCCCTCTACTTCCCTTCCAAGGAATTTAGAGGAGCTTGAAAAGTACGAAGATGAGGGTCACTGGTACGAGGACAAGAACCATCCAGCGATTAGAAAGGTGTTCCGACTTGACACTGTATCTGGTCGTATAGCCTATGACGCATTCGTAGACAAGAAGAAGCGAGCCGAGCCAGACTACAAGCCAATCCTGAAGCGTTTGTCTAAGATCAACGTCAAGTACCTTGGCTTCCTCAGCGGGGATGGTAATGGTAACTTCTTGGTGTCCGCAGGGGGCGCTGGTATTGGTAAGTCGTATGGCTTCAAGTTGGTAGCAGCGAGATTGAATAAGGTGTTCTATGACCCAGACCTGCATACGGCTGGCGATGGTGACTATGACATCTTTGAAGCTCCAAATCCAGGGTCAGCAAAGAAGCTGATTGAGATACTCAAGAAGCATAACGGCAAGGTCATCATGTTTGACGATACTGACGCTATTCTCACGCAGAAGCAGTACGCAGCCATCATGAAGAAAGCTACCATCGATACTCAGGACAGAGTGTTGAGTGACCCCGATGACCCCTCAAACAACTTCAAGTTCACTGGGCGTATTGTCGTCATGACCAATAAGAGCGTTGGGGACGTTGCCGCAGTATCAGAGGACGCCAAGGCTATTATGTCACGTGCCGCTTCTATCGACATTAACGTCACCAAGAACGAGCAGTTGGAGGTGATGAAGAAGCGAATTCACGGCATGAAATTCGAGAAGCTCCCCAGACTCATTGACCCCGAAGAGGATAGAAAGGAGAGGGATGACGTCATGGCGTTCATTGAGAAGAACGTAGACAAAATTGACCCATCTAACTTCACCCCACGTCTGATTGGTAACATCATCAAGGCGAAGAGAGAGGCAGAGTTGGCTATGAAGATATACGACAATGCCGATGACGAGGATGAGAAGGAGAGCATACGTGAGGAGTTTGGTATTGACGAGGACATGATCAACAACCCTCACTTCTGGTACGACAATGCCGAAGAAGCCCTATCAAAGGGCGAAGATGACGAACTTGGCGCCCCAAAGAAGGTCGTTGCTAAGGCTCCAAGCACCTCTCCAGCTCCCAAATTCGATTGGGCAAGAGCCTACGATGATGGTGTTTGCTACGAGGATAACGACATCACCAAGGCAAGTGATACCTTCTTCGATTCAATCACGATGTCTCTTGAAGAGGCAAAGAGCCTTTTACTCAGCGATGAATAAGAGACAAGCATTGGACTTACTCGCCCTCAGGCATTCTGAGGGCGGTTTGTCTGATGAGACTTTGACGAAGGCTTGCGACGCATACCGACAGTCCACCGACTTAGATGACGATGTTGACTATCAGATTTGCGTTACCAAGTCTTTGTTCGATAAGCTCAGAGGACAAGATCAGGATGCCGAGATAGTCAAGGCTATACTACCTGGCCAAACAAAGGTAGTAAACGGCATTGTATACATATATACGGCAACGCCTAACGCCCAAACGCAGTACGACTGGCGAGTGTACCGAGGTGGGGGCGTAAACAAGAACGTACCTGAAGGCACAGCGCAGAAGCGCAAGACAAGCAGCCCTCTCTTCCCCAATAGCATCGATGACGTCAAGGAGGTTGTTGGTGCACGTGTCGGTGGCTCTACTGGCGCCAAGTTGGTTGAAGACTCATCTGGTAACAGATACATAATGAAGAGGGGGTCAAATACCAACAACGGCCATATCAAGTCAGAGTATCTCGCAACTCAGCTCTACAGCCTATTAGGTCTCAAGGTGCCTGAGATGGAGCTGTATGAGAAGGATGGCGAAACGTTCCTGCTCTCCAGCTTCGTCTTAGGATGCAGAGAGAACGATGTCTGGGAGGAAGAGGACGCCAAGGAAATGGTTAAGGGCTTCGCTGTTGACGTCTTCTTGGCGAACAGAGACGTATATAACAATGGCGACAATCTACTCATATCTCCAGCTGGCGAAGCTATCCGAGTAGACAATGGTGGCTCTTTGAAGTTCAAGTCAAAGGGGAGCGCCAAAGACTATGACGAGGACTTTGGCAAAGACCTTGAGCAATTCATCGAGTACAACGGAGAAGCGCTTGCATATCTCAAGGACGCTGACCTGAACAACCAGCTTGAGGAGCTATACAGCCGAAAGGACGATGTAATTGCCTACCTGAACGCTGACAATCAGAAGACGCTCGCCAACCTTATGGAGAAGCGCTTTGAGAGCGTAAAGAAGGTACTTGATGAAAGACTTGGGTTGCCCAACAAGGCTACCCGCCAAATTCAGCCAAGAGTCATAAAGACCGATGCTGAGATGTATCGAGAATTAGACGAGGACGAGCTGAACCAGCTTTGGGAGAGCATCTACGGACATCACTACCACAAGATTGATAATAAGAGTAAGACTGGTTTCACCATCCTTGCTAACATAGCGAAGATGCGTGGTTTCGATGGTCTCCCAGAGGTTTTAAGCAAGGCAGATTTTCTTCAAAAGAAGAAGGATGGCGATTTTTACTTGGCGGCTGGACACTCTCTCTATCGAGGTATCAAAGACGATAGGCCATGGACGAAGAACAACCCAAACGCTTCAAGCCAGCGATATGTCGATGCATTCAAGTTCGATGAAGAGTGCTTCTATGGCTCTGTTGGGGTATTTGGCGCTGGTATCTACACTCATGCAGACGTAGCTCCAAGCCCTCAGGACAAGACGGCTATAAATCACGCCAAAGAATATGCGTACAATGGTAGCACTAAGGGTAGTGTCTTTGAGCTTAATCTGTCTAAAGATACCAAGATTGTAACTGTCGATCAGCTCTTGAAGGACGCCAAGGAAGAGACTGGCAACGTACTTTCGGATAGCAAGGAATATGCCGATGCACAGAAGCAGAATGCCGATGCTAACAAGGAGCTAATCGAGCTGCGGGAGGACTGCGATAAGCAGATCAAGAGTATATCCGACCGAGTCAAGGCAGATATGCACTGGGATGACGATGTATTCGCCACGTACAAGAAGACCATCGAGGATATACGTTGGGGTGATTTAGACAGCGATGGTAGATACACGTTCCCCAAGTTCGATGCGTTCGTCAAGGGCACGATAGGCGGATGGCTTGACAAGCTGGGCGGTAAGATGACTAAGCGGGGCGACAAGTGGACGCTATCATTGCCCTACTCTACCGAGGAGTACGTGCTGAGCGAGAAGAACTGGAACGATGCGAGCGCTATCAGACAAAAGCAACCCATGGGCGCTAAGTATCATATTCACGCTGCGAAGATAGCAAGGTGGATCGAGACAAACCACTTCCAGAAAATCGCAGACGAGATAGCAAAGGAGTCAAAGGAGAGACAGAGGCAGATAGTCATTGACTTCGAAACGAGATCAGACCAGCTCAAAGAAGCTATAAGGACGTCAGAAGAGAGCATGAGGAAGATCAGCGAAAAGCTATTCAACCCCGATGCAACTCTACGCAATGGTGTCCTTAAAAGCGTTGTCGAGAACGAGGGACAAAACAACCCAGCGCTTGGGATATACGCTGCACTGAAGGGCTATGACGCCATACGTGTCGGTACTCACTTGAACCGAGAGTCAAACGAGTACATTGTAATTCTAAACAGAACAAAGGTAATCACATATGATGAGTAGGCAAATGACGGGGGATGTTTGCCCAAGAGCGATGAACGTGCTGCGCCTAACAAAGGATCAGCTGATCATCCCTTTCAAGGGCGACTTCCCATTGCTCAACTATACTCAAAACAAAGAGTATTTTGAAGAGCACCTGAAAGTGAGGTACGTCGATGAGATGCCCAAAAAGTGGCGTGCTGCTACGTTCGTGGCTCTCAAGATAGATAAGTACCAAAGAAATTTTCTGAGCTTCCTTTGGAAGAACGGCATCGAGGAGGGTGACTTCAGAGCGCTTCCCGCTCCCGATAAGTCTAACCTACTTGTGCAGTGGATGAACGAGGAGCGCTTGGACTATGGCTTTTTGAACATTAATTTTGACCAGTATGGCAAATTTTAAGATTGCATTTGACAGAACGAGCAAGTTTGAGGGTGGCTACGTCAACGACAAGGCTGACCGAGGTGGTGAGACCTACGTTGGTATCGCAAGAAATTTCCACCCCAATTGGCGTGGTTGGGTTATCATAGACCAACAGAAGAGCAAGCCTAACTTCCCAGCCAACCTCAAGACCTGCGGGGAGCTTGAGCCCCTGATCTCTTCCTTCTACAAAAGCACCTTCTGGGACGCTGTATGGGGAGACAAGATTGTTAAGCAGAGCGTGGCTAATGACTTATACGACACAGCAGTCAATATGGGCGTAGCTATGTCGATACGATTAAGCCAAAAGCAGTTCGGCTTACCAGAAACAGGCAAGATGAGCCAAGAGCTTCTAAACAAGCTAAATTCGGTGCGATGAACACTATTAAGATACTTATACTGGCAGTAGCCTTTGCAGCGCTCTACGGCACTGCAGAGGCACGCTGCGGGCATCCCGATAGCGTCCTTGTACATAAGAGGGAGCACGTTGATCTCCGCAACGAGGTTTTACGACTTCAAAAGGAGAACAGCGCCCTGAGAGATAGCTTGAAGTTCTATCGATCAACAATCAGCGAGGACGAGTACATGAACTCAAGGAGAGTTGAGAAGATCAAGTACTACATACGTATCACCGAGCGCAGACCAGCAAACAAAAAGTTCTTCTTTGGCTGGATTAAGCGAACTGTTCAGTGATATCAGATATAACCAAAACAAAGGAAATGTAATGAAGGGGAATTTCAAATTTTGGTGTCCAATTGAAAAGTCGATAACGACTGCTACCGACAGCACCGAACAGATGGTGCTTGGCGGTATTGCGTCTACGGCTGACAAGGACTCAGATGGCGAGTATCTTGACCCCAACGGCTTTGATATAACGCCATTGATGAACAGCGGTACTGTAAACTGGCATCACCAAGCCAAGGGTCAGCCCGCTGCAATCATAGGAGAACCAATCAAGGGTGAGATAAGACCAGAAGGACTGTATCTTGAGACTAAGCTGTACCCAAGCAGCTCCGTAGCGAGAGACGTATGGAATTTGGCTACTACCCTTGAACGAGATAGCTCTACCAGACGACTTGGCTATTCAATCGAAGGTAGAGTGGTAGAAAGAGCTTCATCTGACCCCAACAACCCTGATTATAAAAGAGTAATCAAGGCGGTCATCACGGGGGTAGCGATAACGCACATGCCAAAGAACGCTCAAACATTCGCCAATATAATCAAGGGTGAGGGGTGCGATGAAGACGAAGAAGAGCTGTATGACGAAGAGGACGTTGAATCAGACGACAAGTCAATGACTACCGAGACGGCAGCTGCCTTGAAGAAGGAGTCACTTGATAGAGATTTGAAGGTTCAAACGTTCTCAAAGTCCGAGTGCTTTGATTTGGTATTGGCTACTATACCAAGTATAACTATATCAAAGGCAAAACAAGTAGTATCATTAATAGAGAGCATTGCAAACATGAAGAAAAAGAACAAAGAGCAAATTACAGATGAGGACATCTGTAAGGCATATGAAGCTCTTGGTCTTCAGGCTCCAGAGACAAAAAAGGACTCATTTGAAGAGTTAGCCGACTTACTCAAGAAGGGTGAGGATGACGAAATCAATGAGGACGAAGACGAGGTCAAGGAGGACGAAGACGAGGGTGTAAGCGATAAGGATGGTGACTATGACGAGGATGCCAACGAAGACGAGGACGATGAGGACGTGTCTAAGGCTATCAACCTTGGGTCATTAGAGCGTATTGAAAAGGCGATAGCCATCAGCTACATCGGCAACACTCGCAACATCAAGGCGCTCGCTGAACTCATCAAGGGTCAGAGCGATGAAATCGAAGACCTCAGAGAAATTGTAAAGTCTCAGGAAGACACTATTTCATCCCTCACGTCAAGCGTAGAGAGATACGGATCAAGAGCTGAAAGACGTGCTCACCGCTCCATTCGCACCGCTACGAGAGAATTTTATAAGGCAAATGACGATGATAACGAAGGCGAAATCAGAAAGGGCGAGCAGGGCGTTTCGATGTCTCGCAACCGCTCTCAGGTAGCTGAAATTCTTGATCAGGCTACGTTCGCTAAGGGCTTTGACGATGAATTTAGTAAGGCTTGTATGAGCTTTGAGTCATCTGGCGTAGTTCCCTCTAACGTCATTGCCAGACTCAAGAACGAGTTTGGTGTCAACATCATTCAATAATTCATTTTTCAAGAGTTATATATATGAACAAACTTTCAATCAGTATGGCTGATTACACGGGTGGCTTCATGGGCACTGAGTCCGCTGAATCCATTGATCAGCTTAACAAGGCTTTAGCTGCTGGCGATATTACTGGTAGAGAGACCACCAATCAGATGGACGCCAGCGGTGCCCCTCTGAAGGTTGAGTCTCTTGAAAAGACGCTTAAGCATCTGACCTTCCGTGAGAGCGACATTGTGCTTTGGAAGAACCTCCCAAAGAAGGCTGCTTATAACACTGTCGAAGAATACAACCAGCAGATTAGCTATGGTGCTAACCGAGGCGGTTGGAACAGAGAGGGCGAACTTCCACAGGAAGAAGATAGCATCTTTGTTCGTAGGGCTCAGTTGGTGAAGTACCTTGGTGTTACCAAGAGCGTTACTCACCAGATGACCCTTGTAAATTCGACTGTCGGCAACGTCATGGACAAGGCTATCAAGGATGGTACGCTTTGGATCATGCGCACCCTGAACCAGGGGCTGTACTTCGGTGATGAGAAGATTGTCCCCGAGCAGTTCAGTGGGTTCCTCGCACAGCAGAGATACAGCGACAGCTGGGCAAGCTACGGACAGTACATGGATTCAGAATGTGTCATTGACCTTAGAGGCAAGGCGCTTACTGAAGATGCTATCGAGAGCGCTGCTAATACTGTCGTTGAGAACTTCGGTCTGGCAACGCAGCTCTACGCTCCCCCCACTGTAGTAAGTAACTTTGTAAAGAACTTCTATGGCAACAAGTTCATTGCTCCCAATACGCCTGCTCTCAGTCAGGGCATCATGGGTCAGCGTGTTCAGGCGTTTGAGTCTCAGTTCGGTCAGATTGGTCTGAACCATGACATCTTCTTCCGCAAGAACCCAAGCCGTTCAGCCAACTCTTCCGCTAACAGCCAGCAGGCACCTAACGCCCCAGTATGGGACACGAGCGCTGCAACGACTGTAAACGCTGGTGCTCAGGGTAGCAAGTTCTTCCTTGCTGACGCAGGTAACGTCTACTACGCTGTTTCTGCTCTTAACCGCTTCGGTGAATCCACCCTTGCTGTTTCGAACACGGCTGTATCTATCACGGCTGGCTGCAACGTTGACCTGAAGTTCACCGATGGTGGCGGTGTCAACAAGGCTACTGGTTACCGCATCTACCGCACGAAGGTTGGTGGCTCTCCCACTGGTGAGTTCTTCCCCCTCTTCGATGTTTCGCTGGATGACCTGACCAGAGGTTACGATGGCGCTAACGCACTGTCCATCCGTGACAACAACCGCTTCATGCCCGACACCGATCAGGCTGCTATCTTCCAGTTTGACGAAGAGGTCATTGAGTTCGCTCAGCTTGCACCTCTTATGAAGATGGACTTAGCAATTCTGTCGCCCGCATTCCGCTTCATGGTTCTGCTGTACGGCACGCCACTGCTCTACGCTCCTAAGAAGATGGTACGCTTCGTGAACATTGGTTCAGGCAAGTAGACTAAGGAGTAATAATTTTTGATGGTTGGGGGCTACGTTATTCACAAATAGCATAGCCCCTGCCGTCTTTTTAACTAAGGTAATATGAAGATCAAAACGACAGCACGCTCTATCTGGGGTGCACGTCTCATTGTCCCTATTGACAAGGAAATCGAAATCGACAACGAAGGCTACGCAGAGGTCAGCGAAGCGTGCGCCAACGTGCTCTTAAACTCTACCAACGACTGGTTCGAGGAAGAGGAAGACACTGAAGAAATTCAGGAAGAAGAAGACATCAAGAGCCGTATCGAGAACATGGGCATGGATGACCTGAAGCACCTCGCAGAGGAGATTGGCATTCAGCCCGAAGAGTACGCCAAGTTCAAGAGCGAAAAGGCCATGAGAGCCTTCCTGATCAAAAAGTATCAGAACGCCTAATACAACGGATATATGCCCAAGATACGACTCAAAATGACGTACGGAGTGAGAGTTGTTTCAGCTCTCAGCTCTTCAGAACTGGTAGACAAGTACTTGTTCGGCATTCCTATGTGCTCTAATGATGGTCGCAAAATCTCTTCGGAGACTATTCAGCACTACATAAATACGGCACAAGCGACTGTGGAGAATTTGCTGGGGATCAAAATCTCAAAGCAGGTCATCGAGGAAAGCAAGAACTTCATACGTCAAGAGTTCGTGTCTTGGGGATACATCCAAGCTACCTACCCCGTCAGAACAATCGACAATCTGCAGGGGTGGATCAATGGGGTATGTCAGATAAACTACCCAAAGGAGTGGCTGTCTCTCAAGAAGACAGACGAGGTAGCGATGTTCAGAAACATATACCTCATACCAAATTCAGGTAGTTCGAGCGGTGCTCAGTTCACGAGCAACTCTATCATCTACAACGGCATCTCACCTCACCTTGGTTGGTTCGGGAAGGAGTACATACCGAACTACTGGCGTTTCAGATACGTCACTGGTTGGGACAAGTGCCCCGATGACCTCAAGGACTTGATTGGTAAGTTTGCCGCCATTAACGTCCTCGCTATCATAGGCGACATCCTATATGGCGTAGGGATGACGAGCATAAGCATCTCACTTGACGGAGTTAGTCAGAATACACCTCTAACGAGGAGCGGGCAGGGCGGTTTGTTCGCAGGCAGAATTAAGCTGTATACCGATCAGATCAATGAGATGATGCCCGCTATAAAGCAAAAGTACCGAGGCATACAATTCAATGTCCTATAAACATGGAAGGCAAGGGAATAGTCATAGACCACCCAGTACATCATACCACTGCATTTGAAAAGCCTTTTGGTCCAGCGGTAGGGTGGAGACCGCAGGCGTTTTCTCACCTTATCCAGACTCAAGGATATGATGCCTTAATAGACAGAGCGATGCGATGCCCTTGCGTAGACAAGGCAAATGGTCAGGCTCTGTCTACTTGTAGAAATTGCTTAGGTCGGGGGTGGTTCTTCATCAACAGAGCGAGCACGAGAGTAGTAGCTCAGCACATGGACAGCCGAAAGAGCTACCAAGAGTATGGCGAGATCAATAGAGGCACTGCGTCTATAACGACTAAGGGCATCGATAAGCTGGGGTTCATGGATAGGATAATACTTACCCAGCTGGAGGAGTTTTACAGCGAGGTATTGCGCCCTACGACTTATAACGGCAGGCTGATCGCATACCCTATCTACGAGCCGTTGGAGGTATTTGAAATCTTCATGTTCATTAGCGATGACCGCCCGCTCAAGTTGCTTGAGAGAGGCAAGGACTATGAGATTGTCGCCAATAGGATAGACTTCAAGAGCGAGTTGGCGGAGGAGGTAGAGTCAGAAGACATCAACAAGCCAGCTGAGATGAGCGTGACGATACGTTACAACCACTACCCAGTCTACCACGTCATCGACATAAACAGAGAGTTGATGAAGGTACGAGAGAGCAAGCATTGCTCCATCTCTGACGATAAGCTCACGGATATGCCTATCAATGTAACGGCACGCAAGGCTCACTACATCTTTGACGCTCAAAAGTACGATAGCAGTCTGATCGAGAACACCCACCTCAATGTCTAACAAGCCGATTGAAATAGACCTCACTGGACTGCAAAGTCAGTTCGGACTAACGCAGGAGCAAGTAGACCTACTCACCGAGACCTGCGTCAATGCAGTGTCTGCGTCTATCTACGCTAATTGGCTTGCATTGGCTAAGCAAAGGCTCAGAAGCACCGCCCCCGAATACACCCAAAATCTGATAAAGGTAGACAAGGGGCGATTTGAAAAGTCTATTGTGCTGACGGGCGTTCTGCCTAACATGATCGAGCAGGGCGCAAGCCCCTTCGACATGAAGCAGGGGTTCAAATCTTCGCCAAAGGCAAAGCACACTATACAGAAGGTCAAGAAGAAGGGCAACTCAATACAGAGCGCAGGCGGATGGTACTTGACAATTCCCTTCAGAATAGGCACCACTAATGCCGTAGGGCAAGCAGGCTTCGCTAACGTTATGCCTGAAGAGGTCTACGCTGTAGCGAAGAAATTAGGCGCAGGGCAGCGCTTAAATGCCTTGTCGCTCCCCGAAGGAGAACGTGCTCCAAGGAGTAGGGCTGCTATAACGGACGAGAGCGGTGCTCAGCTGTTTGGCGAATACAGACATAAGAATAGCATATACGATGGTATGATGCGCAGTACGTTCATTTACAACAAGAGCGTCCAAAGCATGTATCATACCTTCCGCAGAGTCAGCGATAAGTCAGACGCCATGTCTTGGGTTCATAGCGGGTTCAAGGCTCTTTGGCTCAGTACCGAAGCCGTTGAGAAGACGGACGCTGACACCCTTGTCGAGAATGAGGTGTATAACTACTTAGAACAAGCCCTATAATGGAAGGCATCATACTACCAGAGGTAACGATATACAAGATAACCAATGCGGCAATAGCGCTTCTCAGGAGAGACTTAGAGGAGGTAAATGAGAGTGATACCATTCTGTATAGGCTGTTTGGCTTGGACCAAAACGAGCAGCCCCAAAGGATGAACCAATACAACTTCTTCAAGCAGGCCAAGAAGATGGTTCAGTACCCCGAGAACTTCAAGGTCAACTTTGGCTACGCTACGGACGTTGCTAAGAACATAAATCTCCATATCCTTCTGCCGAGTGAGACGTCATCGGGCGGGATTGGTTTCGATGAGGGCTATGTCCAAGACTCATTCGTGAACATGTACGAGAGCAACTACCAGATAATGATCACTGGCTCTAACTCTTCCGAGGTGAACTTGGCTTACAATATCTTGAAGTCTATGTTTACGATGCTGTACGAGCAGTTCGAGCTGAATGGTCTGCGTCTCCCCAAGTTCTCAGGCAACGACATAGTAATGCAAGACGACTTGACGCCAGTCCCTCTATTCCACAAGGTGATAAATATCTCATTCTCATATGAGTTGGTCGTGCCTATGTCGTTCAAGGGCGAAGTGATGAGGAAATTCGTATTTGAAATAGACAATGTAAATGACCTTGTTCAGATATAACAAATACGTTGAATTATAATTTGATTAGATATGGCAACTGTTGTTAATTTTCATGGGAAGAACTACTATGAGCCAGGCGCTTATGCCGCTACAGTATACAACCCTACCTCTGTTACCAACGTAGCAGAATTTGGTAACGTGCTTATCATCGACACTGGTCTGTCCAAGAACGGGAATTTTGAATTTTCAGGCGGTTCAGGCGTCAATGGCGAGTTAAGCAAGGGGTTGAAGTCGGTGTACGAGTTCACGGCTTATGAGGACTTCCTGAACTTCATTGGCGGTGGTATGATAGGCGATGTCGCTGAAAAGATATTCACCCCCGCTGCTGGAGTCAATGGCGCTCCCAAGGTGTACTACGCACGTGCTGCAACTACGAGAAGCGCAAAGATAACTTTAACGTTTGGCGATGCTACTCTTGTTCTCAAGTGTAAGAACGAGGGGGTATGCGGCAACGGAGTCAAGACCGCTGGTGCTTCGGGGGGCGCTGAAAAGCTACGTGTCGGCTACTCTGCTGAAGTCATTCAGGGGGAAGCTACAAACACGTTCAAGCTCAGAGTGCTCAAAGGCTCTTACATGGGCGTAGACAAGGACGGAGAACCATACGGCTCAAAGAAGGTCGAAGACGCTGAGCCAGGTGTTCTCGCTGAGTCCGAAGACTTCAAGACGCTTGAGGAGCTTTACAACTGGGCTCTCAGAAACAAGTACATGCTTGCTCACTTTGAGATAAGTCATACTGGCGAGCTTAGCACCGAGCTAAGAAAGCTCACTGAGGTACTTTCCGAGGGAGGTACGACAGAGTGGCTTAACGGCACCGAGGTCAGCGATATTCTTGAGGCTGTTAGCGAGCTCAACATCACGTTCTTCTTAGGCACTAACGCCAACGCAAATGACGGAGAGGGGGTAAAGGCGACTACCAACGCACTTATCTTCAACCACATCAAGAAGAATGCGAGATTTGGCGGCATACTCTTCGTTGCAGGGGGTGAGCGTGACTCAGACCTCTTTGGCGAGAGAAACAGCTCAGAGAGCATCGCAAGATACTATGACTCAGCAAACGTAGTCGTGGTTCACGGAGCGCCTGAAGTAGCAAGAAAGGATAGAAACGGCTCAAAGAAGCTGCCTTCAATCTACCTCACTGCGGCTACGCTTGGTATGGCGGCAGGGCAGCAGCCCCAAACGCCCCTCACCTTCAAGAGAGTTGGGTACCAGACGTTCGTCTATGACTTGAAGAAGAAGGAGCGTGAGAAGGCGCTGCAGCTTGGTATCATGCACCTCAGAAACGTAGGTGGCTACTGGGTAGTCAATCAGGGCGTTACTACTCTTCAGGACAACAACAAGACGATTGCGGACGATGGTCAGAGCTTTGAGCTGTCTATCGAACTCATCAAGCATCAGCTGAATAAGGAGCTCATTGTTGAGGGTGAGGCAAGATTTACTGGTATGACGGCTGCTCAGGCAAGCCCAGTAGCGGTAAAGAACTTCACCGAGACAAAGCTGGCTTCTCTCATGGCTACTGCGGGGGCGGACAATCTCATTGTCTCTTGGAAGAACGTGAAGGTGTCTGCGAAGAATGGCGACTACTTCATCACCTACGACTTCACGCCTAACGTGCCTGTGAACAAGACGTTCTTCATTGGTAACATTCTTGACTTCAAATTCTAACTTTAGACGATTATGACAGAAAAGGTAATGACCGCTCCATTGGCTCTTATTCAGATCAATGGGGTGACCGTTGGGAAGATGAAGAATGTCCGTATCAGCGAGAGCATCAGACGTGGTCGTGTTAGCGGTATTGGTAGATTAACAGCTTCGGAGCTTCCTGCACTTGAGTGGACTGGGACGCTGAGCTGCTCCGCATATACTATCAACTTCAACAAACTTCTCAACAGTTCCAAGATAGGTACTTTCAGACACGCAGGTAGCGTTGACCAGTGGGCAAACGCTCTTCTTCTTCAGGAGAATGGTCTTGAAATTGCTATCCTGAGAAAGGTGAAGGATGGTGAGATTGACAAGGAGAGCGGACTGGTTGGATCCAAGTTCGAGACGTTCGCAAAGGTGACTGGGGCGTTCGCTACACGTGAAGGCTTCGATGTTCAGGAAGGACAGATTTCAGGCAGAGACACCGAATTTGAGTATTTGGAGCCTGTGCTGTTCAATGAATAGAACCGCCAATCAGGTATAATCTAAGGGTGTAGGGAACAATCTCTACACCCTTAATTTTTCCCAAGCAATGATACAGAGAGATATTAAATTCAGCATTCAAGACAAGACGTTCACGGCCAAGTTCCCTAACGTAGGGCAGATGATTGACATGGAGTCACTCAAGCAAGCTCTCACGAGAGGCAAGTATGGTCAGATGGCTCAATCAGGGGTTGCGAGCGCTTACTTTGCACTTGACCTTGTCGATGCTATCTCATTCTTTCAGGTATGTGCTCCCATGGTGGGCAAGTACTTCGAGATCAGAGACTACACCGAGGTTGACCTGAACGTAGCCGATGAACTGGTGAAGACGTACAGAGAGGTCATCAAGCCTTGGTACGATCAGACACTCATAGATATAAGAAACGTTGCCCCAATCGAAGAAGGCAATGGAGAGGGAAAGACTGAGTGATCAAATTCGTGACTTTGTTTTTTCTTGGCACAATATATTTGTAGACTATTGGTGGCGCAAAAAATATAACGTTCCATTTGGCTCTCCCCAGCACAGAGAGATGTCGCTGATTGACATGTCGATAGAGTACATAGAGGACTACGAGATAAGGAGGGCGATGGAGCGTAGCAGAGGCATCGAGGAGTACGATGAAGATGTTGTAGAGAGAATGAGCGAACACGAAATTGACAGCGAGTACGATGACTTAGACATTGATGATTTATAGCTTATGTCAAAGCAGGTAGATGTTTCGGTAAACATCAGAGGCAATACAACTGGATTAAATCAGCAAGGCACTGGGGGAGGCAACGCACCTACTTCAGTGCCTTCTACGGCTACACCTACGAGTGCTGCATTCACACCTCTAAGCGCCCCTAACGCCTCAGACTATACGAGAGGTACAACGAGTGGGTACAATCTTGATAGCGTGCTTCCTAATCAAGACAGACTCATTAGCGATGTACGAAAGGAGATGGCTGCCCGTGGGGTGGTCATGGTTCCTGGCTCTAACAACGTCAGTCAGATCATTCATCAGGTCGGTCAGACGGCAAAGGACGCTTCGCAGAGGAAGCTGGATGACGACTTTGACCGAAGAAGAGGAGACCTTTCTGAAAGACGTGGTAAGGCGTATGACGCTGTCGATGACTACATTGACAAACTTCGTGAGCAGAGGATAGCTGCTGATCCAGACCGATACCAGAACGAGGAGGAGATGTCTGCCCTTGAGATGTGGCTTGAGGGTCAGCGTGACAACTACTATCGAAAGATTGGCCGTGAGTTCGACAGAGAGGAGGAGTCAATTGACGAACGTCAAGGTCAGGCGAAGAATGAAGCTGAGACGGCTCTCACCGCAGCTATCAGGGAGCTTACACAATACTTCGAACGACAGACCGAAGCGGGCGTCAATGCTAACTCATATCTCAATGGTCTGAGGAACGAGCGTGAAGCGCTTATATTCCAGCGAGACAACGCCAGTACCAAGGAGGAAGCCATCGAAGCCAGTCAGCGACTTAACGAGGTCGAAGACAAGATCAGGGAAGCCGAGGGGAAGGGCAAGAGAAACAAAGCTGAAGAGGACGATGGTCAGGACACCTTCTATGACCCCATAGCAGCAATAGCGAGGGGCGGTAACGCCTTTATGATGTCTATGGCAAGGGGCAACTTGGGAGGTATGATTGGGGGCGCTGGTCAGGCTGCCATTGGAGCGAGCGGCATGAACCGAAAGAACGCTGCTAAGGCTGGTCTGGTTATGGAGATAATCAAGGGTATTGTCGAGATAACTCAGATGGACTCCAAGGTGGCAGACGAGCTTGGCCCGATGGCGTCTTGGATGGCTGCCTCAGGAGGTAGTACCGACATACGCCAAAACTTGCTATCTCTTACAGCGAGCGAAGCACTGAAAAAGGGGGACGATTGGGGACTTGACCGCCAAGAGTACGCCGCAAGAGCTGTATCTACCGCAAGAGCCAGAGGCATATCGAAGGACTGGGACACCGAGACGGCTAAGCAGATAGGGCTTGAAAAGGCGTTCGGGCTTGAGGATGGCGCACTTCTCAGCGCTTCATCCTTTGATAGATACGGCATGAACGTCACCAACGCTCTTCAGTCCCTTGTTTCCGTTCTGTCGGGAATAAAGGGCTCAGGCGTATCTGATGGCGACTTCACGAGGGTGAACGAGAAGCTGCTCATACAGCAGTCGGTGATGGAGACCTACAAGGGCATTTCCGATAGGCCAGACTATAACATGGCTAACAAGATGGTTGCCGCCTTCTCAGCTTCGGGCGTTCAGCAGGATGACCGACTGTCGAAGGACATCAATGTCTTCCAAGACATGATCCGCAACCCCGTAAACGACAAGGCTGAGGCGATCATCAATGACGTCATAGCTAAGATGTTCCCAGAGACCAATGGGCGCTTAGACCTCATCGATAGATACAAGCAAGATCCACATAAGGAGGGTCAGATAATGCAGGCGGTGATGAGCCGTATCAAGGACTGGTACGGAGGCACCGACACTATGCAGGGGTACTTCGCTATGAAGGACATCACGAGAGGTATGATATCTCCAGACCGAATAGACAAGTACCAAAAGAGCTTCACGGATGGCGGTGAGGGAGGAAAGATATTGAAGGCAAAGAGCTTTGACTACTCTTCCGAGGAGACCATCAAGACGCTTATGGACAGAAGCATAGGATCAGTGTCTGAGATGACGAGAAATATGTCCAAGGCAAAGAACGAGATCATTGAAGCCATCGGCACTATGACCAATAGCCTGACGGGTGGCTTTGACGCCATTAAGAACTTCCTGAACTTCCAGCAGTAGTATGATTGTAACGATAAACGGCAAGAAATACCTGAAGCTGTTTCATAGGAATAGCAAGGACAGAGACGGATACACGCTCAAAGACTTCATCGAAGCGGAGAACATTCTGTACATCAAGGCTAAGGAGCTGTTCAAGATCAACAAAGAGCATCTGTTTATTCAGATGACTTCGGAGTTCAAGCGAGCGCTGAGCGAAAAGTTTGGCGTGTTCCCGAAGAGCGCTGACGATGTGAAGATAGACATGCCGCTCCCAACGCCCTGCTACGTGCTCATCCCCATTGATAATGTAGATACTGATACGGCTATATCCTCTACAAACTTTCAGGACGAGAGCGCTGACTTTGGGGAGTTCTACGAGGAGCGACTTGCTGAGATAATCTCTGACCCTGCCTACGTCAAGGAAGAGAGCTTTGCTAAGGGGGAGGAGCGGGCGTTTGTATTTGGTTGGTTCAAGAGTAGGGCTAATCTGAAGAATGACCGCAACGCTGTCCCTGAGTTCTTTGACCTTAGCAAGTACATCGTGTCCCTAAACACCAACGTGACTATGAATGGCGGCACCTTCTCTATACGTCTGCCGTACGTTGAGCCGTTCAGAATTACCAAGGATGGGGATAAGTCGGTGTTTGTATCTACTGGATCAGCGATCAATAGGACTGACCTTGGGGGTGATGAGAGCTTTGACTACTTCTCAAACATGATAGGTACCAATGACCTTCTCTTCATTTCGTTTGAGGCTCTTCAGATGGACAACCGAGAGAAGCTGGCTAAGTCTACGAGCACCGATGAGTTCATAGCCAACTTAGACACTGGCGTGTTTGATATGATAGCGCTTGTTGACTCAGTGTCTATCGAAAAGGACTACACAACGTCCACTGCATTCGTCAACGTACAAGGCAGGGACTTGATGAAGCTACTCACCGATGACGGCTCTTACTACTACAATCTGTCCATGACGTCCTTTGCCGAGGAGATATTTGGTAACAAGGACGACATAATGAGCGGGGATGAGTTTTCCGTCCTGAAGAAGAACGGAGCGCTGACCAAGCCAGTCGATAGATTGAGATTTTTCAGCGGTGGGCTTATACCCTTCGCTAATGTGAGGGAGCGTAGGATAAAGCATATCATCAACACTGTAATCACTCTTCTCGCCAACATCGAGATATGCCCCGACTACTTGTTCAACGGCTATGGCGATAAGAGGAACAAGGGTATTGAATTAAAGTTCAAGTAACATATGCCTAACTTAATAGACAAAGAGACCAACATTGAGTCGTCTGGCAAGGTCAACTACATGCCGCCAAGGCTTCAAGTCGGCTTCCTTCGCTCAGGAGGGAGACCGATTGACACGCTCAGAATATCTTGCACTTGGGGACGAAGGAGTGACCCCCTGAGCGGTAGACCTGCCTTTCACTATGGCGTAGACATAGCTATACCAAGAGGCACTGAAGTCTACTCGCCAGGGGTTGGTATTGGCGATAGCTATGGGACTGTTACTCAGATACAGAAGGATCCAAACAGACCGAGCGGCATCTATATCACTGTACGCTTCGCAGGGCTGGCGTACACGTATATGCACTTGTCTGAAGTCAATGGCGCTCTAAGAGTTGGAGACAAAATAGCGCCCAACTCTTATCTGGGGAGAACTGGTAACACGGGCAAGTCTACTGGCGATCACCTGCACTTACAGATACAGACTGGTACCCTCGCAAGTAGCCAGATGGCGAGAGACCCACTGCCCTTCTTGTTCTTGCACAATCTGCAGATGGGTGGCGTCACTTGGAACAAGATAACGAAAGCTCAAGCAGACTTGAAGGGCTGGAAGATGGACTACCGATTGGTACACAGTACCAACTGGGGAGGTGCGTTCAATCCCAATAGCGAAGGCAACAAGATCATAATCATTGACCCTAATGGTATCAATGAGCAGTTAGGGGAGAGCAACGACATAAGCAATCAGGGGATGCCGAGCTCAGGTCAGGACAGCGTGTTTTATGACCGAGAGAGCGCTATGAAAAAGGTTGCCAAGCTCTTCGTCCCCGAAGCAACTGAAAGCAGCGCTAAGGCATCGGGAGGTGGTAAATCAGGCATCGGAGACGTAGATGAGAAGCTACTGCGAGGCATATGGCAGATAACCAAGTGCATCATCGATGGTTCGGTTGAGAATAGACAAGTCATCGATAGCAGCTTGTCGTCCCTTTCAGGGAGCTTCAAGAGCTTCTTCTCCAAGGTATGTCAATCCCCCTTTGTCGAGATGTTCGGGGACACCTATGGGAGCATGTACTACTGGATTGTCAGAAAGCCCCCAACGGATAGAGAGGGCGTAAATAGACTGATGAATTCAGCAATGGTCGAGATACGCCCCGAGGATGTCCTGAGAACGAGCCTGCAATTTGCCGATGGGGCTGAAGCATACTCTTGGTATCAGTACCTTCCTACGATGGAGGTCATTGCTCAGCAAAGAGTGAGCCAATTCATCCCTGCCGTGTTCTTCCCTGCCTATGCCGATGTATGGGGATCAAAGCCAATGGTTGTACAGAGTAACTACTATGAGTACAAGAACGGCAAGAAGCGCTTTGCCGAGAAGGACAATGACGCCAAGACTGGCTATGAGGACATTGTCCGAACGGCTATCAGAGACCTGAAGTACATAGTGGAGAGCAACGCCTGCTCCCCCTTCCTTCGCAAGGGTACGATCACTCTCAAGGGCGATAGACGTATCAAGGTAGGCACCTTGGTTCTTCTGAGCGGTAAGAGCAGCGAAATCTTCTTGGTCACGGGCGTTTCTCAGTCCTATTCCGTTAGCATGGGCCAAGTGCATCGACAGACCACTATAAACGTCTCAAGAGGCATGCTGGTGGACTACGTCATAGGGAAGCAGATGGAGGACGGCACTACAGTCAGCTACTTTGACCTGATAGACTTCGGCAAGAAGGAGGATAGGAGTGACTTTGATATAGAGAAGGACTTGAATTCAAACAACTACGACAAGTATCTGTCAAAGTGGAAGGTAAACATGAAGGTGTTTGAGTACTTTCTGAAAAGACGACACGTTGAGCTATGAACAAGAGGAGAGCTATTGTAAGAGTGGACAGCGGCATAGGGAATTGCGGCATTGGTAGCGTTGTAATTCCCCTTGACGTAGACAGAGATGAGTACATCAAGACTTGCTACAAGACAAGCACGATAACGGCTCACCTTGGCTTTGGCTACGGCTCTATGAACTCTATCCCAGTAGATAGCGAGGTACTGCAGCGCTTGACGTTCCCTGACGATGAATCAAGTAATGGCTCTACGATCATTTGGGTCAAGGATGAGGTCACTGGAATTCCCATCGTCATAGGCGTTCTGAGCTCTTCGGACGATTATCAGACGCTTGAGCAGGGCATGCGTAGAACGACATCTGACGTTGGCTTATCTTCGGTGGAGCAGGTTAGCAACGCCAACACACCTGAATACCGCCTAATAGTCCGTGGAGGCAACGCTGAGGATGAACCCGTCATAGAGATTGGCGCTGTATCTGCTTCGAAGAAGGCAAAAGTGGGCATATCCAGTGACTTCTCCGCATCGATGCACGCTGATACTGTCCTTCGATTATCGAGCAACGAGCGCTTGGAATTCGTGGTGTATGAAGACGAGAAGGAGAAGCTGGTGTGCAAGTACAACCGAGGAGAGGGCTTTTCATACAAGGACGAGTTCAACAACGAGATAACGTGCAAGGACGGACAGATTGATATCAAGTCGGAGAAGATTGTGCATAACGAGGGAGATCAAGCGATGGTTCGTGGCGATGATCTTGTTGACCTTCTGAAGGAGTTGATTCAGGCTATTCAGGCTATCACAGTCCCCACGTCAAATGGGCCAAGCGGCACGCCCTTGAACACCGCCAAATTCTCAAGCATAGCCGCAAAGGCTACCAAGATTTTGTCCAAGAAATCTATGCTCAAGTAGTCGCCCCAATTATGTTATATACAAAGAAAATTTTGTATGAGTTTGTCTAAATTTATTAAGGGAGGAGCTGGAGCTGTTAGGAGTAGTGCACTGGACGTTGCTGTGACGTTCGGGCGCTCTTTCTTGCACGTACTCGCACCAGATGACTTTGAATTTTACGCTTGTTCCTTTGAGTTGTTGAATAGCAAGGGAGATACGGCAGCTTACATGCTATTCCCCGTCATGCCCAATAACATCTCAGAGAGCAAGAGCGAGATATTGACGATCACCAAAACGCAGTCATCCGTAGTTACGCAGTTCAGTTCTGGCTTCTGCCCAATCGACATAAATCTGCAGGGTACGTTCGGCAAAAAGTTCCGACTGATCACTGGACTCAAGACAGTAGACAAGCCCAAGAGAGGCAAGTTCAGCATGAACTTAGGCATAAACTTAGGCGGGCTTGGGGGTGCTGTAAAGACTGGCTATGGGATGACCAAAGTCCTGAAGGACATCATCGATGCGCTCTACAAGAAGGACGAGAACGGCTTGCCCTACACGCTGATATTCGCCAACCATTCTCTTGGTACTGAATACGTGGTTGAGATAGTGAACAGCTCTTTCAATCAGAGCGTTGAGAACAATATGATTTGGTTCTACTCGCTGGACATGAAGGCGGTCGCTCCAGCCACCTCCCTCATACAAGATGGCGATCATAAGTTCATGGTGAGAACCAATCTGCAGTCTTTAGGCAGGGGCGTTGAGAACATAGTCCGCAAGACTATCAAGTTTGACCTATCATCAATGTTTGGCTAATGGAGACTATATTAAGAGACTTTCTGTCAGTCACGAACTACCCCATTGTTTCCTTCCTGACGAGGTACGTTGAGTTCTCTCATAACAACTACACCGACATCTACAGCTATTTCAGCGGGGAGAAGGATGACGTGTCCCAAGAGTCAATTGCAAACATGAATTGGCTTCTGAGCGAGTGCTCACGTATAATGAGTATCTTCAAGTCGTTCGAGAACAAGCTCAACAACTGCGGCTATTGGGAGCTGATGGAGCTGATTGACGATATAACCACCGAGCTGGAGAAGCTCAAGAAGACACCCAAATACGCAAGGACTGTTAAGACGAAGACATCATACAAGAGAACAGTCCAATACAACTCTCAGATTGGCGGGGGCGTAACTGTAGAGGACGTTGCGAGCGACTTGACGATGCAGGAGTCAACAGAGTGGCAGAGCATCCTTCAGGAGAACGATATCAAGGAGTTTGATTGGGAGATAGACAAGATCAGGAGCGTGAACGCCTTTACGAGCGGATCATTCACCCCTGCATCTACAGTGATCGATCAGCCCATTGGCGATAGGGTGTATGGTTCCGACATATACCAAGTCATAGGCTTCAAGGATGGAGACCTGATATTGGTGACGGGCAAGAGCAATCTTGAGCAGAAGATAGGCATACTCTTGAACCTGAAGAGGGGCGATGTTCCAGAGCTTCCTCTGTTTGGTAAAAATCCATTCCTCAATGGTTCTACTACCAAGGAGTTTTCCATCATAGGCATGATCAACGACATCAAGAAGACCTTTATGCAAAACGACTTGTTTGATGACGTTAGTGTATCTGGGTTAGGCTCTTCTGAGAATGAATTTGACACGCTGACTTTGGCCATCAAGACGATATACAAAAACGAAACATTCAAAGATATAGCTATATGATCTCAAAGATAGCAACCATCCCTCAGTTGAAGGAGATGTTCATTGATATTCTTCTGACGAAGACCGACAAAGTGTCAGACGTGTCTAACGAGTCAGTGCTGAACGGGATAGCGTTCGGTTGCGCCAAGCTGGCCCAAAAGTGCTTAGTGAACCAATCTGTAGTTGAAGCGCACCTATTTCCCGACACGGCATATGGAGAGTACTTAGACCGATTAGCCAAGCTGAGAGGTGTTTCAGCGAGATTTGGCTCCACCCCTTCGACTACCTACATAACCATAGTCGCAGAAGCAGGTACGTCATACTCAAAGGACATCCACTCATTCACGTCATCGAGCGGTGTGAGATTTGAGCTTGAAAAGGACGTGACGATAGGTAGCAGTGGCTTCGCATACGCCCTTGTGCGCTGTGTGTCTAACGGCTCTCAGACCAACGTTGACCCGCTGTCCATCACGAAGGTATCACCGAAGCCCAATGGGCACATCAGCTGCCGAAACGAGTACCGAGCAATGGGTGGTAGGGACGCTGAGAGCGATGATCTGTTTAGACAGAGAATTAAGGATGATGTGAATAGGCTTGCACGAAACACCCTATCATACCTTGAGCAGGTGTTCATGAAGATCAACAACCGAGTGCTCAGACTGCACAAGGGCGGTATTGACTCAGATGGTCGCCTGAACCTTATTGTAGTATCTGTGAACGGACAAGACTTCAGCAAGGAAGAGTTCGATGAGCTTCTCAGCAAGTCCGAAGAGTACCTGTGCTTGAGTGACATTATGCGAGAGGGCGCTGACTACTCTCTCAAGCTACTCAATCCAACGTGGCTACCGATAGACATAGACTTCCGAGTTGGGATTGACCCTGCGGCTAACATCCAGAACGTCAAGAGAGACATACAGATCAGTATGTCCAAGATGTTTGACTACCGCTTTTGGAAATATGGCGACAAGGTTGAGTGGGAAAATCTCTTGTTCACCCTGAAGGGTATTGACGGCATAAGATACGTGTCTGACTCGCACTTCTATCCTAATAGCGACATCAATGTACCCAAGTACATGATCCCCCGACTAAGAGGGTTCAAGATGCGTGACCTGAGCGGCAACTTGCTTGAGTACGAGGAGGACACCTACACTGAAGTGTACTTCCCCAACTCGCCCGATGTTAATTTCCAAGAGTCAGTTCTCATAACGCTATGAACAACGAGATAAGATACCAATCCACTTCCGAGGTGGACGAAGCGAGCGGTGAACTCAAGATCAACTTCTTCGCCAACTTCGAGGGCGATGAATTCGTCAAGCCGAGCATCTACGCTACTAAGATAACCGACAAGGATGTGTCTATTGACGACATACAAGCACGTACGGGCGACTTAGTGGTACTTGCCAACGGAGATATAGCCGCAGAGATAAATCAGGCAGGAGAGATGGTTATAACGAGTTCTGACGAGGAGGCAACGCAGTACTCAAAGAATGTAGACTCACTTGAATACAATGAATAGAAAGCTGCAAAATAAGGGAGATGTAATACTGATCGAGAGTGAGGTAAGATTGTCAGGGAGGTATAGGCTTTCGAACTTCATCGACAACGTCGCATCGAGCGAGGTATTGCGTGAGTTCCGCTTTTCGATTGACGGCTTGTTTTGGAATGACTGGGTTGAGATCAACACCTACAACCTCAGTCAGTCGCTAATCTCTTCCGAGTCATACGTTGTCTTCCAAGTCAGATACACAAAGACCAAGGACAGCGCTGAGGTTAGCATTGGTGACTTCTCTTTCTTCGGCATCAGGGTTGATACCAAGTCAACTTCTCCAGCGATAGAGTCATCACAGTTTGGTAGCCTTTGGAACACGATACAGCATAAGCAAATATCGCAAAATCTGTTCAAGAAGCTGTACTTCAGAGGCATCTTGCCCGAGTATATCAAGCGTGCCGAGAACAGAAGCTACAACGAGGACAGCGGGTTCATAGACTTGTTTATGACTGTAGCTAAGTTCTTCGGCTTACTCTTGATGTCGCAAGACCGCCTTGACCGAGCTGAATTGAGTGACGATGTCCTGAGGGAGTATGTTACCCAGAATGGCGTGTTCATCAATGACGATAGCCTCAGCACTTCCGAAATGAAGGCACTTCTGCAAAACTACTTGTCTGAGATACGCAAGCGAGGTACGTCATCAGTGTTCTCCAAGGTCAATGGGTATGGCGAGTTCCTCAGAATTATCAAGAACTTCGAGGACGAGTTCATCATGAGCAATCTCCCCTTAAAGTTCATTGGTTGGAACATTGGTAACTCTTCCCCCTTGTACAGAGGGCTTCCGAGCGCTGAGGACTTCATCAAGACGAAGACGAGGGGCGGGGACTTCAAGAGCATCTCAGACCACGTTGTAACAAAGGGCGGTGACTCAGAGACGAGCGTTGTTGATGATGGCGATAGGTCGGTGCTCAGAGTGCACTTGAACGGCAGAGGAAGCGGGGGATTGGGCAGAATTGAAGCTACCTCAGACGAGGTCAACAAGGAGTCACTGATACTTATTGACTCAAGACTTGACTATGAGGTGTCCTTCCAGATCAAGGTGACCACTTCGAACAATAGCGATTGTAAGATTGTGTTTGGCGTGGAGGGCTTCAATTCGTCTAAGTTCAAGCTGCATGACTCTTTCATTGACTCAAGCGGGCAGGAGTACGTATCAGAGACGTTCATGGAGCTACCAATATATCATCTCAAGAAGGACGTTTGGTACAAGTTCAGCGTTGTGTTGAGAGGGTACTCATGCCAGCCGTTTGCAGAGGACGAGACCACCATGGGCGTAGGCAGGAATTTGATCTTCAACAATCAGTTCGTCAAATACATAAGCCCAAATATACAGCTAATATCTACGACTGGCGAGTCAAGCGCTCACCTTTGGGGTTTCTCCCTGAAGCCATTGATTTGGGGTAACAACATAATGAAGGATGGAGACAAAACAACGTCTTCGCACTCTATGGGGTTCATCCAGTCGAGTAGGGTGGCTTACATGTTCATCAAGAACAACAATCAGTCCTTGTCGAAGGAGGATATTGAAGACATGTTAGACAAGTATTTCCTGCCCTACAACCAGAGTAGCATCATAACTATATTATAGCAAAATGTCAAGATTAAACTTATCTGAAAATCTGTTTCTTGAGAAGCAGGAGCTTGATAGATTGGTCAAGTTCCTTTCAGACGATGGCTACAAGAAGCTGTTCAAGTCGGTGATAAACAGATTTGGTATCACGAGGAATGTTGGCGACGCATTCCAAGCGGTCAAGAAGAATGACAACGAAATAGTCATATCTTCTGGGCTTGCCGTTACGCCCGACATAGAGTTCATAGCGCTGAGCGAAAAACAGAACATAGCCGTAACTCAAAGCGAGACGAGAAAGTGGGTAGTCATAAAGAGAAGCGTGACCAATTCCGAAGAGGGCGTTGTGTCGGTCGATAGATCAGGCAACCTGACTGGCGTAGGTACTAAGTTCACCGAGGTACTGAGAGGTCAGCCGAACTTCCCAGTCAAGGTGAGCTTCCCAAACGCCAAGCTGAACAAGTCCGAGTACACTGTTGTTCAGGTGAATTCAGATACAAAGGCGCTTCTGTTCGGCTCTATGTCGGACGAGAGCGGACTGCGAATGGACGTCACTGGGACGTTCACGCCTGGCTTTATACCGAGCGTTCAGGTGAAGAAGATATATGAGTATGACAGTTGCACATTCAGAGCGATAGAGTCAGATCAGGTACCAACGATAGGCAGCGATGAGTTCTTTGTCTGTTCGATGATATTCAAGGACGGCATCATGTACCTCTCAGACGAGCGCAAGCGCAACATGCTCAATGAGTCCTATCTGACCAACGATACCGAGGATGGCGTGAGCAGCGTGTCCTCTTTGTCTATCTCTACGCTGAAGGCGGTTAGACTTTGTTCAAGATTGCAGGTGCAAAACAAGGGTACGTCTTCTCTCATTGAGCTTGAGTTCGAGCACGCCTACACTGTGAGTAAGTATGACCTTGTCTCAAACGAGAGCGGTAACATACTGAAGATCACCAAAGGCTCTTGTAACTTCTTGACCGACTGGACGGCTATCCCAGACAACGCTCTGTCGGGGTTCATGCTTGTGAACCAACAGACTGGTAGACGCATCGAGATAATCAAGAACGAGGGGCTGAAGCTGTATCTATCTCACGTTGACTTTAACGTGATCAAGGAAGATGCCGAGCTGATAATCATCAGCCCTCTCCAGCGAGCAGACATAATGATCAAGTTGGACAACGAGATTGTCGATGTTATCGATGTCCCTATCAGCGTGCCGAGAACGAGGGTACAGCTTTGTATTCAAAGTCCGCAGAACGAGTCAAGAGACAGCAAGTACAACATAGAGCTTCTGATGAGGCACTACAACTTGAACCAAGACTCAATGTCCAACTCAGAGTTCATAAAACTTCCTGTGGCCAACTTCACCAATCTGAATGGCGAACAAGAGATGCTCGCAATGAGTTCCTTTGTTATAACCAAGGGACAGATTGACCCAGAAGAAGCTGCACGCAACTACTCATAGATATGATGCTTTACTTGACTGGAGCGCCCTACTCCATAGAAAGAACGTCTGATAATCCACAGACTGACCCCGCTAAGAGCTTGGGTGGATTTTTATCATCCACCCCCGCTCCGAGCGGTGTTTTGAACGCCTTGTTTGGCGAGGTCACGATTGAGGACATGATGAAGGGCAAGTCTGAGATAATAGCTCTTGGGCTGATAAACGAGTTTGACCGAGACGTCAAGAACGTGAACATAGAGGTAGAGTGTCCTGAGGACGGCTTATGTAAGTACGAGATATGTGCTGTATCGATGTCCAAGGACAAGAAGATGGAGAGTATTTCGGACAGAAGACAAGAGCCTTTGATATCTGATTTTTATGACGCTACAAACAAGAGCGTGCTACTGTCCGAAACGCTCCCATCTGGTTCAGCTATTGGCATTTGGGTCAAGAGAATTGTTGGCGTTTCAGATATAGAAACAGATGAGCAAATGCTAATTAGGCACGAGAAGGGCATAAAGAATGCCACCGAGGAAAGCGTGACACTTACCATTAATTTCGATTGATATGGCGGGCTACAACGATAGCAAAGAAAAAATTGTTAGCACCCTAACTGGGAGGGCTAACGGAGATCAAATCACCCCAGAGAAGCACCAAGACTTCGCTCTGTCTGTCTTAGAGTACGTACGAAGCATTGAGCTGTCTTCTTTGTCGGGAGGCATGGCGGGCTTCGCTCAGGAAAACACTGTACCTATACAGCCTGACAATAGCTTCGTCACGTATCTTTCGGCTATTCCAGCGGGGAGAACTCTTACATACTCAAAGTTCTTGGGCGTTGATGGACTGCCTTTGACTATCTCTTCAAATGACGACAACGCATCATTTGTCGTTCTGTACTGGGATAAGCGTCATTGGTCTTATCTGTCTATGCCCGTCACTGTGATAAGCAAGGGTAATGGCGCAACGTTCAATTACCGCTTTAACGTCCGAAAGACCTACCCCAACAAGAAGGCGATGCTGGATGACTCATCCTCTCCAGTTGACCCATCGGGCGAACGAATTAAGGTGGGTGAGCTTGTGTCCGTAGTCAACAACGAAGACTCACGTGAGAACGGGCTTTACAGCTACACTGGGAGCAGCTGGGCGTTTCAGGGCAATATGAACGTTGAGATAGTGAACGAGCTGGGAGACCATACCGCAAAGGTCATGTCCCAAAAGTCGGTCACTAAGGAGTTTGAAGTTGTCCGTGCTCAGATCACCTCATCAATCTCTACTGCCGTAACACAGGCAGGTGACGAGATCAGAGCCGAGATGAGGGAAATATCGAGCGCTTCTGCTAAGGCAGTTAGAGATGCCGAGAGTGCCCAATCCAAGACATCCGAGAATGCCGAGAGCATCCGAGAGATCAAGGGCGACATTGATTTAGCAACGGCAATGTACTTCGATGGCGTTGTTAACAATGTATCTGACGTGAAGGTAGACACCTTGGACGTAGTAGATAGAATTGTTTACAGCAAGACTGAAAAGGCGTTCTATGCAGTCAGAGACCACGAGTACTACTCAAAGTGGCCAAACGCATCTAAGTACAACGACACTAAGCGTGGCGGTGGTATAGTAGCCAAGAAGGGCAAGCTGTTTGTCTGCGATCAGAAGATATACGTTTGGTCTGATCAGGATGGCGGTATTGTTGAGTCAGGGAAGGACGTTGGTACCATTCTGAGCCTGATTGAATCGAAGATGTCCAACGTAGTCAGCGTTGTGAAGATACTTGAGCATGGCGAGAACCCAACGTCAGATGGTAAGTACCTTAGCAAGAGCGTTGACGGCAAGATCACGTCAATACTATCTCTCAATAGCGGTGCCCGACAGAGCGAAGCTGCAGACCTCGCCAAGATTTACGTGGTCGCTGGAGATACCTACCTGTACAACGGCAAGGAGTTTGACAAGATTGGTGCTTCTGCGGGGACTGGCGGTGGTAGCGGTGGTTCAGGCTCTGGCTTCATGAACGTCACCGCTCTTGTGCCTATTGCTCCAAGATACTACGACAAGCAGACCGCTGTCGAAGCTCTCAGACGACTGTCCATTGACGACAAGAACAAGTCTGGCCTGATAATCACGTTCGAGACCGCAGACAAGGAGTGGAGTGAGTACCGCTTTACCAGCGCTGACGTATCTCATTTCTATGACCACACCAAGTGGGTTGAGTTTGGTATCAAGGGCAACTTCATCCGCAACATAAACTTCAATGGGGAGAAGAAGGAGCCAAACGAAAAGGGTTCAATTGATATCAACATTGTAGTACCTACTGTCGAGGACACGATCAATGAGGGGTCAAGCAATGCCGTCTCTGGCGGGGCTGTATTCGCTGAGATCAAGCGACTGAAGGAGTCAATACCCAGCCGTATAAGACTTGACGTGATAGGGGATGGCGATGAGAAAAAGTACTCAATCTCCCTGCTCAATGACTCTTCCGATGATCCTATTGATACCACAGACCAGTTCACGGCAGGCGGTGGCAATGGTAAGGTAGCTACCACGAGAATTGAGCTGACAAGAGTCACCCAGAACAAGACCGTCAAGTTTGGCGATGACGTCAAGCTGCAGTACCGCTTCCGCCACGTTGATACTACGTCTGGCGATAGCACTGGTACCTCTGGTAAGGTGTCTGTATCGATCATCCGTGGGGCAAGCTCTACGAACATGACCGATGTAATTGCATCTGGGGAGACTAAGGAGATTGACGTGACAAAGTACCTTGTGACTGGTACCAACAACGTCCGTGTACGTGTTGAAGTAGGTGAAGGAGAAGAACGTCAGGTGTCTTCGATCAACTGGACTATCAGCGTTGTTCAGCTTACTCTCAATAGCTCATTTGACGTCTCAACTGTAAGCTACGCTGGCGACAACGTCTCAATACCCTACTCGCTGACGGGTAACGGCAACAAGACGCTGAAGATGATAGTGAATGGCGAGCCGACTGACGAGAGACAAATCAACACGTCTACTTCGAACGGCTTGTTCACTCTAAACACCGCCCGCCTTAGACACGGAGCTGCGGTTGTTCAGATGGTCGCTGAACTGCAGACGATTGACGGCACTCTCATTAAGAGTAACAGCATCATCCTTGGCGTCATAGTAGCCCAAAGAAGCATTAACCTGCCAATTGTTGGCTTCCGCATCGAGCGTCAAGATGGTAAGGTGTTCGGCAAGGACGAGCGAATAACGATTGCCGCCAAGCAGTTTGATAGCCATACGATAACTTACTCAGCGTTTGACCCAACCGAAACACCTACGCCAGTATCTGTTTCGGAGGATGGCGTGGTGATATCCAACTCACGTGTACCGCTCATTCAGCAGAGCGTCAATGTTCGCTCAACAAAGAGCGGGGAGGTGATAGGCGAAATCACTTGTAAGAGCTCAAAATTTGTCTTTGGCGTATCAATCGAGAAGACGAGCCTGAACATCGAAGAGCCCACCGATGGTCTTGTGCTGAGCCTATCTACGCAGGGTAAGTCGAACAACGACACTGATAGAGCGTCTTGGTCGTACAAGGACATCACGTCCACTCTCAGTGGCTTCAACTTTGGTGGTGACGGCTGGATAAACGGCTATCTCAGACACGTTGGTTCAGCAAGAACAACGATTAACTTCAAGCCCTTCAAGCAGGTAGTTCCGTCAACCAACGCCTTCTCAATGGTCATGAAGTTCAAGTGCTCAAGCGTACTTGACGATAACGCCATTGTTGCGAGCTGCGTAGACGCTACTGGTACTGGCTTTGAGATAACGCCAACCGAAGCAAGGTTCACAACGAGCGGTAAAACGCAGCTGTCGATGAAGATGGCAAGTGGTGTTGAGCATGAGGTAGCCTTCGTGTCCTTCCCAAGAGCTGAAGATCACTCTTCAGCGTATGAGAAGGAGAACACCGAGATGGTGTATTTGTACATCAATGGTATTATGTGCGGTGCTCTTCAAAGAGGTACTGCCGATAGCGTCTACCAGTCCGATAGCCAGCCTATCACGATAGGGTCAGACCTTGCTACGATTGATGTAAAGTCTATCAAGTTCTACAACAACTACCTGAGCGACAGCCAGATTTTGTCCCTCTATATCATAGGGCAGAACAACGTGGACACCCTCATAAATCTGTTCAATCAGAACGACATTGTTGACGACAATGGTGAAATAAGCGTTGAGAAGATCAAGGAGGGTACGAGAGTGATCATTGTTACTGGTAAGCAGGTCACGGGCGTTCCCACTGTTCTTCACGCTGCGGTAACCAATAACAAGAAGACCAAGTTTGACGTTGATGAAATTCTTTCGTTCGTCAAGGGCGGTGACCCCCGTCAGAACTTCAGAATATTGGGCGGCAGTATAGCGCTTCAGGGCACGTCTTCGCTCGCCTACCCTACTAAGAACTACCGACTGTACTCTAAGAGTGCTAAGAAGGCAGCGGGGCAGCTCTACGTGGGTGTAAACGAGAGAGGTGAAGGAGGTACGCTTCAGGACACTCACAAGTACTCATTCAAGATCAAGGGCGTTGGAGGAGCAGAGTTTGACGCTGCTCCAGTCGATTGCTGGTGCGCTAAGGCGGACTATGCTGAGTCATCAAGCTCGCATAACACTGGTATGGCGAGACTTGTTCACAACACGCTTGTTGCCGTTGGCGACTTAACACCCCCTCAGAAGCACGTAGACAGAAGCAAGCACCCCTATGATGTTAGAACCACAGTTGATGGTGAGCCTTGCTTAATGTTCTACCGAGCCAACCCAACCGACAAGCCAGTGTTCTTAGGCAAGTTCAATCTGAACAACGACAAGAGCACCGAGGACGTGTTTGGCTTCTTGAAGATCAAGGGCTACCACGATGCCGATTGGCTGAAGACCAAGTTTGGCGGTAACAACCCAACCGAGTGCTGGGAGTTCCTCAACAACGACTACCCAATGGGGAGCTTCAAGGATGACGACTTTGATACAAAGGACAGAGATGGTAAGCCCAATTGGCTCAAGGTATTTGAAGCCCGCTTCCCCGATGACGACACGCTGAACGCTCAGTACAAGTCAGGTGAGAAGAAGCCCGCCTATCTTGAAGCTCTTGTAAAGTGGGTCAAGTCTACGGACACCGATGCTGCAGGGCTTTCCGAAGAGCAGAAGCGTCAGAGAAAACAAAAGTTCAAGACCGAACTCAGCCAGTACTTCGATGTGAAGTATCTGTGTAGCTACTACATCCTGACGGACATCTTCGCAGCCGTTGACCAGCGTGTGAAGAATATGATGATGGCGTTCTGGTACAATCCAGAGGTAGGTCGTGTTCTTGCTTACATGATCTTCTACGATAATGATACCATCAATGGCGTTCGAAATGACGGACGACTGAAGTACAACTGGGACGTCACTTGGGAGACTATCGATGGCGAGCTTACAACGCAGACCAAGAAGGTGTACGCCTTTGCGGGTCATGATAGCGTTCTATGGAAGAACTTGCGCACCGAGTTCGATGCCGAGCTCAAGAAGGCTTATGTGCGTATCAGAACCAAGATGACCAATGACGTCATCTTCAATATGTTTGACGATGAGCAAAGCGACAAGTTCCCTGCAAGGGTGTTCAATGTTGACGCCATCCGAAAGTACATTGATCCCAAGACGCTTGGTGTGAGCGTGAACCGAGATGGTCAGGTCATAACGCAAAAGTACTCTTATCTTGAGTCAATGCATGGTGACCGAAAGACTCACAGACACTGGTTCCTCACCAATCGATTAGGTCTGTTTGATGCTTGGTGCTCTACTGGTTTGTATACCGCTACGGATATCACTTGGAAGGGTAACTCAGCTGCAGGGGCTGTCGTTAGAGCCACCGCTGCACGTGAATTCTACTTTGAGTTCAAGCGTGAAGGCACTTCGATGATCCACAAGAGAGTTGCTAAGGGAGAGGAGTTCACGTACCGCTACGATCAGGTTGCTAACATTGGTACCATATTCCACCTGCTTGGTGGCGCTTGGATCAAGAAATTAGACTTGTCTGATTGGGGAGGGTTCACCGATGTGAACTTACCTAACCTACCAGTGCTTGATGAGCTCATTATGGGTAACGAGCGCAATACGTATGGTCTGACTGAATTCTCCATAGGTACTAACCTACCGATGATGAAGAAGCTCTCCATGCGCAACTACATCAACATCCCATCTCTGAACTTGTCCAAGTGCTCACGACTTGAGGAGGTTGATCTGAGAGGTTGCTCAAGACTTAGTACTGTGGTGTTTGCTGAGAGCGCTCCCATAAAGTCCCTGAAGCTCCCGATGAACTTCCAGACGCTGTCGATGGTTTCGCTGCCTGTTCTGACCAGAAGCGGCATTGAGTTCGAGGGCATGTCCAACCTCATAGGTCTTCGATGCGAGAACTGTGCAAACATATCTGGCATAGACTTGTATAAGGAGATAGCCGCAGCGCCTTCGTCTAAGTTAGCGTACCTTCGCATAGACGGCATAGACAAGCACGGAGACGGCTCTGAGCTGAGAGAGATTAAGGCTAAGGGCGTAGGGGGCATAGACGTGGCAGGCAACCTTGTAAACGGCAAGTGCAAGCTGATAGGCAACTACCAGCTGACAAGCTATATCGAGGAAGAGGAGTTCAATGCGTTCAAGGAGTACTTTGACGAGTTGAACTTGAGACAGCCTGAATATACGACTATCGAGATAACGGACAACGTACCTGATCCAAAGTGTTTTACCAACGAGGATAACAAGACTGGCTACAAGTACAACAACGAGTACAAGCCTTCGGCACACCTTGCTAAGATACTTGATAAGAGATATGGTTGCGTTGGGAAGCAGAGAAGAAACAATGCTGGGGTGATGGAGGTGTTCCGTCTCCATCCTGAGAACTTCCTGAAGTTCGCTGACAACCCAGTTCAAACTCTTTGCACTGACTCTATTGTAGACATGTCTCAGGGTGACTTGTTTATGTGTGAACCTCTGTATTGGTACAAGGGAGTTAATGACGTTCTCAACAACAAGAAATACGCTTGTTTTGCTACGGACGTCAAGCCCAGCAGACCGAACGTTGACGTGCTCACGTTTGAAGACATCGAAAGAGCTGGCGGCAAAAACGTGAACTTCGGGCTTCTGATAGGCTCGCAGAACATCGTGTCTGGTATTGTCCCTGACCCCGACTACACTACGTACAAGGTGAGTGTCGAGGGATACAAGATGGTCAGATTTATGGGATGTCTTGCTCATAAGTCGTTTGGCGCTACATTCTTTGATGCAAACAGTCAGAGAATAGAAGACGTTTCAATCAGCTTTGGTAACAACGACTTCTTGGACGGCATGTACTTGATCAAGCGAGTGCCTGCAAGAGCGAAGTGGCTTGTATTCACTACGTGCAACAAGTACGAGTGGACTGAAAACCAGAAGGTTGTTCTGTCGAAGACGGACAACATAGTGGACTTAGAGCCAGATTGGGTAGAGCATCCTGAGTGCTTAGTAGGTATCTTCAAGGGAGCAAACATACGATCAAAGTTTGGTTCTGGTATCGATGGTGAGACTGGTGTAATTCAGTCAAATCAGTCGTTCAACAGATACAAGACGATAGTTGGTCAGCGAAAGTTAGACCTGATGTCATACTCTCAGTACAAAGACATAGTCAACCTTGTAACATTCAAGTACGGCTCAAAGTCGGTTGAAGTTACTCACCTGCACTATGGCGATGGATACGATGGATGGAAGTGGGAGAACGTTCGCTTCATGCTAAGAGCGGGCATACAGAGCTCATTCAAAAACAGCTCAAAAGAAGATGGCTTCTTTGAGAGAAATGGCGCTGTTAAGTCTTGGCGTGCCTGTGGAGGTAGAAGAATGATTGAGGGGTATTTCAACCTTACTCAAGGGTACTTCAATCCACTTGAAGGAACGTTCGCTGATGATTCAAAGGATGCGACGTATTTAAGTGTTGAGACGAGAAATGTCACCATAACAACCTATGACGGGAAGCAACGAAAGATTTACGAAGCCCTTGGAAATGGTGCCGCACCGACAGAGAGAGTGATATTTGAGAGACACATGGATATACTCAGACTGTCTCAATACCAACGAGAGAAGGCAACCGCAAGTACGTACTATGCGAAAGGCTCTGAGTCTTATAATGGCGGTGACATTCTGCACATAGGTCGAAGATATTATGACCTCTCTCTCTACGGCATAATCAGAACGAGAGACAAGAACAGAAACGCTACCTCAGAAATCACCTTCAGAATAGCGTTCAACGGCAGAATTGAGGAGATCAAAGACCTCAATGAGTACTTATCAATTAATGACTTCTACTAATGGAAGATAACAAGGTATCAATGCTTGAGATGTACAACCCCATGAAGGGGGAGTACATCCTCAGGTGGAACACCGATCAAGGCATACAAGAGAAGATACTTGATCACAAGCCTGACAAGAGCGAGATAGTCTCCATCGTGACCGCTTGGTTCGATGAGAGAGTAGACAAAGAAATAGAATTTGGCTACTCTTATGAAGACATCCCAGTGCAGCTCTCAAAAGAGAACGAAGACAATTACTTCAAGTCATTTGTCTTCGCAGCGCTATCCCAGCTTGGCGGGCTATATCTCATACAGTACCCAGTGACGTGGAAGCTGGGGACTAAGGATAAGCCCGTCATCAAGGAGTTTAATAGCTTCAATGAGATAATGCAGTTTTGCATTGGCGCTTATATGTATAAAGACGAGTGTCTTAGGAGAGGGTTCATAACCAAAAACAACATAGATTGGAGTGTATATGATTAGTATTATATTGACGATTGCAAGCATGGCGATCATAAGCGCTTTCTGCGTGATTGTGAAGGCAAAGATAGGCTACTTACCAAACAGCCTCAGCGAAAGCTACTACCGACTGAACGAGCATGACGAGAGCGGTTGGATGTTCCAAGTGTTCCTCGCAGCGAGCGTAATCACGCTAATTGGACCATGGGTTCAGCTATCCCCCGACAGCGTCAAGTTCTTGGCGTTCTTGTCTTGCGGTGCAACGCTCTTTGTAGCTGGGGCACCGAGATACGCTGACATCGAGCTTGAGAATGCGGTTCATATGTGGTCTGCCGTTATAAGTTGCTTCTGCGGAGTGGCTTGGTGTATATTCAGCGGTGGACTGATACCAGTGGCGATTATCTTTGCAATAGGGCTTGTCTTAGCTCTAATGTTATCGATGAAGCCCATTGTCTTGATAGCAGAGATTTGTACGCTACTTTCAGTGTATGTGACTATCTTCACCCTATTTTAGGGGGCTTTTAGTATTTCGGTAACGGATTGCGGCTTGTTCCATGACGGGGCAAGCCGTTTTCTGTGCCTACTGCCATCCGAAATACTTTTTAAGTACTCTTCTATCACCCGAAGAAAAACGTGCCCTTAGAATGCCTTAAATCACTTCACTCTATCTCCAGCTATTATATAATCATACGTCACTATAACCGCCAAAGTTATATTGATATGAGCGTTCTCACTATGGTGATTGCTTCGATAACAGCAAGATATTGAGGACAACGGCTCCGCCTTATTTGTAGATTTTTTTCGAGTTTAGTCAGCTCTCCGCTACAGCGAGTAATGGAATTGGTTCCTTTGAGTAGGTTCATGTAGCAAAAACCATCAGGGTGCAATGTGCGTAAGTTACTCGCACAGACGGAGGATAATGGGGGTAAACCATACGACATCCAGCAATACGCCAACGCCAACGGCACGTTTAACAAACGAGATATTGTTGAGTTGTCATCCTCTCTCTCCCGAGCAAATCATAAGCGTTTTTGCTTAATTGCTCAATAGCTCTTTGTAGCTGCGGGGGGAGGGGGGGTAAACTCTCTATTCTCAATATCCAACAGCCAACTTTTTATTTTATAGATAAAAAGAGAAAATGAGGAATAAACGCGCGAAGAAGCACAAGTTTTGGCGATGGTTGCTGATCTTGGCTTCCAGCATCAAAATGTAACAAACCAATGATTGTCAATATACAAAGGATTGAATTCCACAGATATTACTTTGGCGCATCAGACGCTCAGGGAATAAAACTTGTTTGTAAGGCTTTGACATTCCCCAACCCAAGCCCTTTTGCTTACTCAGACACCATATCAAAGTTTGATAAGAGCAAATTGACGTTTGACGTTGGTATGATAACTAACGTTTTGGCGTTGTGCAAGGAGAATGGCGTTGTACCAAACATCGAGGATTGGACATATGACGCTCTTCCTATCGAGGAGGTGGACAAGCGAGTGCAAGGAGACTATGATCACCAGCTACAAGCCATCCAAGCGTTTTGGCGCAGAAGAATAGGCATCTTGAAGGTACCAACACGAGGTGGTAAGACGTTCATAGCCTCAGAGATTTTTCGCCAATACCTGAATAGACACGATGGGAAGATTTGCTTCATTGTCGATAACGTCACTTTGTTCACTCAGGCTATTAACGACATCAAGCGCTTCTTTGAGCCCTATGGTGGGATAGAGGTTGGCGAGATACGAGGCAATCGAATGGACTTTGATTGTCGAATTTGCGTAGCAACCGCCCAAACGCTCCAAACGAGAGTCAAGCGAGGGGAAGCAAAGGTCAAGCGGGAAATACGCAAGTACCTACGTGATCTTGACTTTTTGGCGGTTGACGAGGTGCACGACAACTCATCCGACTCACGCTTGTCGCTGTTCAAGATGTGCAAGAACTTGTCGTATCAGCTTTGTTTGTCTGCAACGCCATATAGGTCGGGCGCTTTTCTGCAGAATTTGAAGCTACAAGGCTGGAGTGGTGACGTTGTCTACCAGATTGAGGAAAGCGTGCTGAAGGAGCGTGGTGTGTTGTCGAATTACAAGATTGGCGTTCTGTATGCCGATTGGCACGATATCAAGCCAAAGACAAACGAGTATATGAACATCTGCGAGGCAGTCTTGTACGACAACGATAGAAGGGATGATCAGATACGTAGTATATGCGCTATGCTTGAGCGTTTGGGCTTAAAGACGCTTCTGTTGTTCCAGAGCATCGAGCACGGCAATAAATTCGCACGCTCTACGGGCTACGATTTTCTGTCAGGGGAAACGTCTGGCAGGGTACGTGAGAGCGTCAAGACGGCATTCCTACGTGCCCAGGGAGGCATCCTATGCGCCTCAGGCATCTTTAAGAAGGGCGTAACGCTGCCCGAGGTTCAAGTTTTGATCAATGTAGATGGCGGGCTTGAGGACGCTAACACCATCCAGAAGAAGGGGCGTGTATTGGGGACTACGGCTACCAAGAAGAAATCATTGATCATCGACATAGCCGACAACTACAAAGACTATCTGTTTGATCACGCCCAAACGAGGTACGAGAATTACACCAGCGTTCTTAGTGAGGAGGACATAGACTGTTTTGACCTCTTTGACGATTTAGACTATCTTGAGGAATGGGTTCGGGATTGGATGCTAAAATGAAGCGCTCGCTGTTTAAGTTCAGCGTTGATCTTTTTGAGGAGCTTGTTGCTAAGGTAACAAAGCGCCCCAACTTCAAGTACCGCTGTAGTGACCAAGACCTGAAGAGCTGGGAAGCGTTCGTTGACCATTACCGAGGTAGGGTGCTCACCGAGGACTTTTTGACCAAGTACATTGAGTATGGTATACAGAGCTGGTTCAATAAGGGCAGCGAGGAGGACTATTCACGCAGGGTGAGATTTTCTTGGGTCATCGGTAAGCAAGCGATCAAGCGATGGGACGTGTTTGGTGAGGAGACGAATGTGCGCATAACCAGAGGTCACATCAAGAAGATATACAAGAAGGAGCTTGGCGTGGGAAAGGCTCGCACTTCGCTGGGCAAAGTTATTACAGAGGTGAACCCCACAGAGGAGGTTCAGAAGGCGAGATTTGCAGGAACGTCCAAGCGATTAGCTTGGTGCATTGCGATGACTACTCTCTATAACCACAAGAGTACCAACTGCGCAACCTGCGACTTCAAGACAGAGTGCAAGAGCATTCTGGAAAGTGAATATCCAAAAGTGTACAAGAGGAGAGGATATGGCAAATAACCTATCAAGCAACTTTACTTCGGAGCTGATCGCAACCGCCCTACGAAACAGAGCGGTGTTCGAGATAGTTCTGCAGCATATGAAATTCTCATACCTTCAGTTCGAACCAGAGAAGAAGGTGTGGCAATACTTGTCTAAGCGCTTCAACAAGACCGGCAGAGTGCCTACTATGGGTCAGCTGCAGCAAGAGTTCCTTGACGATGACGATGTATTGGACGTTCTTGAGAAGATTGACGATGTAGAGGTTGCCGAGGGGGACATTTCGGGCATTATCAATACGTTCAAGGAGTTCATCAAGCGTATGAAGTTCTTGGAGGCGAATGACCGAATTGTTGAGGTGTTCAATAGGGGAGACAAGGATAAGGCGTATGCGGAGTTTATGCGATATGCCGAGGAGTTCGCCAACTTCACCATCGAGGAAGCTAAGTTTGAAACAGTCTTTGGTGACTTCACGAAGCGTAACATAAGACGAATGAGTGAGGACTGGTCGTTCAGATTTAAGGTACCAACCCTCATCGATGAGCTTGATATGCGATTGGGCGGTATAGGCGGTGGTCCAGAGACTGGTGAATGCGTCCTTTGGCTTGGTGATAGCGGTTCGGGGAAGAGTCAGGTACTTGTCCACGTGGGCGTTTCGGCAAGCCGTCAGGGTCATCGTGTAGCTCACTTTCAGCTTGAGGGTACGAGGGAGCAGTGTCTGAATAGATACGATGCAGCGTGGACTGGTTCGCTCTATCAGGACGTGAAGAATGGTGCTATTGAGCCCGTCAGGCTAAAGTCGGCAAAGAAGATAGTCAAGAATATGGCGAACACGGACATCATCGTGTCGTCCGAGGAGACGTTCAATGCTAAGACGCTGGTTGACGTTCGCAGAGAGCTTCAGGAAATGGAGAAGAAATACGGCAAGATAGACGTCATCATCATCGACTATCTTGAGCTGTTAGAGGTCGGGGATGGTATAAATTACACCCCGCATGACGAGCGCTTCCGCCAAGCTAAATTAGCCAAGGGGATGAAGATGCTCGCTATGGAGTTCAATGCAGTGGTGCATACGGCTACCCAGAGTTCATCCGTACCTGATGAGCTGAAGCAAGATCCAGAGTTTGTTATAACGAGAGCTCAGCTGTCCGAGGACAAGGGGAAGATCAGACCATTTGATATCTTCATCACGATCAACCAGACCAGAGAGGAAGCAAAGAACGAGATAATGCGACTTCACACGGACAAGCTGAGAGACTACCGCAATGGCGAGCCGATTTATATATGCAACAACTTCAGTCGCTCACGCTTCTATGATAGGAAGCGCACGTTGTCGATTGACTGGGATGACATAAACAATGAAGATTAGTGATTCAGACCTTCGTGACCTGCTCACGAATTACAAGCTAAACAGAACGGGGCAGTACATTTGTGACTGCCCTTTTTGTGGTAAAGAAAGGCACTTTTATGTGTCTAAGTCCAAGCAGGCGTTCGACTGCAAGAAGTGCGGAGAGAGCGGCAATATATACAAGCTGCTTAGGCACTTCAACAAGCTCTATCTTCTTCAGGGCGAAACAGTAGAGCAGAGAGACGAGCTAAAGAGCCTGAAAACACTTATGTCGGAGAGTAGCCCAGCGAGTGAATTAGAGTTGGCAGAACTGCCCATTATAGCACTTCCCAAGGGCTTCCGCATCGTGCCTAAGAATAGGTATCTAAATAGCCGTGGTCTGACGAGCGAAGATATCAAGCGCTATGGGATAGGCGTAGTGAAGAGCGATGACTGGAAGATTGACGGCTATGTTATCATCCCAGTTAGGGACAATGGCGAGATACGTGGCTATGTCGGCAGATACGGAGCGAAGCACGTGCCGAAGGGGAGATTGAGATACTCTAATAGCGTAGGAGTGCCGTTTGGCGAATTGCTCTACGGCTATGATGAGATACCCGATGGGGCAGAGTGTATAATATTGGTTGAGGGGTGCTTCGACAAGTTCGCTGTGGATAGGGTACTTGACCTGAAGAATAGCGACAGCGTGAAGTGCGTAGCCACCTTCGGCAAGAAGATTAGCGATGCCCAGATCAAGAAGCTAATGAAGAAGGGCGTGCGAAGCGTCTTGCTGCTCTACGACTTTGACGCTATAAAGGAAATGAAGCGCTATGGGATGGAGTTAGCCAAGTACTTTGACGTACTTATAACGTATACAACGAAGAAGGATATTGACGAGTGCACCGAGGAAGAAGCGCTTGAAGTACTGTCTTCGGGGCAAAAGCCAGCCGATTTTTCGATGTCTGTCGCAGGAAAACTAAGGAGAAAGTGACTATCGCAGCCCTCCCCGCCAAAAATTTTTTCTCTCTTCAAAGTCCACATAAATAAACACTCTACAAAGGCTGGCGTCCACTTTCTCCAGAAAAAGTTTGAGAAAAATTTTGCCGTTCGAAAAATTCGTACTACCTTTGTATCAGAAAGGTAAGGGAAACGCTCATACCTCTAACAAAAACAAAAGAGACAAAATGAACAAGACGATCAACGGAGTAGAATTTTACTCAAAGAAGAACGACAGAAGAGCACTTGCAGCCTACCGCTCACCAGAAGGTGCAGAAACGCTTGAAGATGCAAAGCGCCTTGCTGAGAAGCTCTTGGCGAGCTATGTCCAGAAGGAGCCAGGAAATGAGTACTGGAGCATCGAAATCGAAAGCAAGGACGGGCATCTGGTAGAGATCAGCTGGCAGTTTGAAGGCGACAGCGACTGTGGAGACGAGTTCATCAAGACCTATATCGATGGGAAGCGTCTATATGATCAAAAGTATGCTGACAAGATGCGTGACGCCTATATGATAGGCGATGCTAAGAATTTGCTCGCATCGACAACTGTCGAGGAGTGGAAGGGAATAGGCATAGAGTGGTTCAATGAGCACGTAGCATACGTTGCTAACTACTACGAAGATGACTTCACCCAAGAACAGCACGAAGAGGTGAAGCGTATCAGCGACATCCTCAAGTAACATCATCTACAAACAGTAAGCGCCCCGCCCCGACAAGTGAGGCGGGGAGCTTAAACGAAACGAGACAAAATGGAAACGTATATCATCAAGCGCCAATTCCTCCCCGAAGGGATCAATATAGAGTTCGTCAAGGCTAACAGTCCCGAAGAAGCCCTAAGCATCGCAGTCCAGAAGGAGTACAACGTACTCAAGAACAAGACAGCGAGGGTGATCAATACCGAGGTAACGAAGCTAAGCCTGACCAAGAGTGAGAAGCCTATCTACCTAACTGACGGCAAGTTCGTCATAAGCGGGGATATTAAGGAGCTTTGGAGCGCTCTATTCACGCCCTTCAATGATAAGTTCTTAGAGTTCGAGGGGCATGACGCTTACTTGCATCTTTGCGTAGATGCTACTTTTTCTGAAGTGCATTTAGCGATGGTGATGAACAAACTTGAAAAGATGTTCGGGGTTGCTATGCCCGAGTTCGCTTCAGTATGGAGCTCATTGACCGAGCGGCAGGCATCCCTTATAAATCTGGAGAAATAGTAAAGTCGCCAAAGTTATATCTAACAAAGAGTAACAAATAAACAAAATGGCAAAGGTACTAAGAACTGACGGGACGAGCAAGATTGTCCGCCCCGCTAATCGAGAAGAGGGCTTCACCTTAGAAGAGCTCAAGAGCTTGGTCGGCTGTGATACGATAGAGATCATCCCTATCTGGGAGCACGAAAGAGGCAATGGGTCAGTGGTCGTAGACGAAGAAGCTCTAATGAAGGATGTCCTGCCCGCTGTCAATATGCAAGCGACTGAGCTTGTAAGAGAACTTGGGTTCATGGGTAGAGATATAGTTATTGTAGGTGATGTCTTGGTATGCTGGGACGAAGATCAAGAACTGAAATGAACATCGAGACGAGACAGCGCATCAGCGCAGAGGTAAAGAATGCTGTACAACTGATCAGCGAAGCCCTGCTTGAGGGGCGCACGAACGTAACCACCGAGGTAATCAAGCCTAAAGATGGCGAGGACATTGACTCAAAGGCGGTAGCCCACGAGGTTCAGCGACACCTCAAATCACTTGGCTTCTCCGTCATCATGGGATGGGACACAGTCGGTCAGGATGGTATTCAATACCCCGAACTAACTATAAGCATGCCCAAGAAGGGCTTGTTCAACTGGATCAAGAACGTATTAAACAGCAAGTAAAATGGTACGCACATCTACTCTTATAGCAGTAATCATCTACGTAGTCACCGCCATCCTTCAGGGGTGTTATTGGGAGTTCTCCGTCAATAGCGGTCACGCCTTCGCTAACTTTTTCACGCCCTTGTTTGCAGGAGGTATCTTGCTTGGGGTGTTCCTCTTGGCTCGCAACGAGCTAACAAACTCTTGCGGTAATGAGTAAGGCTACGGAGCTGGTTGTAATCAGCAATGGCGCTGTAGTAGCGGTTGATGGGTTTACGAGCGATGGCGTACTCACACGACTTGCCTACACGCCATACAATAGCGATGAGGCGGATAAGTTCGCCATAGCAATGGGCGATCAGGAGACCTTAGAATTCAAGGGAAAGGTGCTAAGGAGCTGCACTGATTCAGAGGTGTTATCATTCTTCCTGATAGCCTTGACGTGGGCGCAATCTAACTACGACAAACAAAAGATAATCAATGGGATCAAAAGAGACATCTACGAAGCGAAAGTATGATATTGCTCTTATAGCAATACTGCTTCTTGCTTCAATCTTCTCCACGATATACGTAGTGGCGACTATGCGGAGCATTGGGAGTTCGTCTAAGTTCATTGACGATACTTATATCATTCGCACCAAAGTTATTAGAAACGAAAGGGGCTACAAGGTCATCAAAAGGTACAAATACAAGCTGATCGACTCAATGGAGAGGGTTGTAAGACCTGGCGATGGAGGCTTCTCAACATTAGAGGAGATATGACTATGACTGAAACAGAGTACGAAGAAGCGGTACTGGACAAGGAAGCAGATGAGGCTTCCGAGCGCAAGAAGAAAGCAACAATGCTTCGCTTCGAAGGCAAGGACATCGCCATCCAGCTCAGCTCTATCAAGACGATAGAGACGATTGACGAGAGTGAAACACTCACCAGCGGTCGCTCCGAAGTGAGATATGGTATCATCATCAATCGAGGACTTGAGTACAACTCAAATATGAGAGCGGATATGACCATATGGTACAGCGACTGGAAGAGACGTGACGCTGCATATAACAAAGTTATGAATATCATGTCAGACAACGGCTATGACGTCATAAATGTATAACACAATAACAAGGTAAAAGATTATGAACAAGTTCGAATTAGTAAAGGCACTCGCCAAGGATGCAGGTGTAACGCAGGAAACGGCTTCAGCCGTAGTTGCTTCGCTTGAGAAGGTAGTCAAGGAAACAGTCATCGAGAAGGGTGAGCAGATCCAGATCACGGGCTTCGGCACCTTCAAGCAGAAGGTCGCTAAGAGCCGTGACGCAATCAACCCCCTCAACAAGAAGCCTATCAAGACGAAGGCATACCGCTCGCTGACGTTCACGGCTTCTCAGTCCGTCAAGCAGTTCGACTAAGGTATGTTCACCAGCATCAAGCGTTGGATCATCCGAGGCATACTTGGCAAGCAAACGTGTAGCGAGCTGCTAAACGCACTCCACTACAGCAAGTACAAGTATGTTCAGCGTGGTGACGCCAAGCGTGCCTCAGACGTTGAGGTGGCCATTCGAAAGGCAAGCCCGATGCTTGTCAGCTCCGAGGTGTCGGAGTACATCGAGTGGAAGTTCAATGGCGAACAACCCAAAACTGAGGCGTGCAAGGAAGCCTACAAGATGGGCTTGAAGGAGGGCTATGCAAATGGTTGCTTAGCCACTGTAGAGAACATCCGAGAGAACTTTGACGACTGGGCTCCCACCCTTGGCCTTGTCCGCACGGACGAGGTAGAGGAAGAGGAGAGCGAAGACGCAGAAGGGGACGTTGACGCAAGTCCAGAGACCGAAGAAAATACGGATAACGCTCCATCTGCCGAAACAGAAGGAGAGGATGCCGAAGAAAATGCCGTTGTTGGCAAAGAGGAAGCATAGCCATTGTTTCTTTTAGTTAGGCGTTGGGGGATTGCTTGTGTAGTCTCCCAACGTTTTTCTTAAAAAGATGTATCAATATGATAAAGTCTAATTACATTGTTCACGATTGTGAAACTGGTGGTCTTGATCCAGAGAAGAACCCAATCACGCAGTACGCTGCAGTAGTGCTTGACGGGAAGACGCTGAAGGAGATAGACCGCTTTGAGACGTTCGTCAAGCCGTATGCAGGACTTGAGATTGAGCAGGCATCCCTTAACGCTACGATGGTCAGTATGTCCGATATCAACAATGGCGCAAAGTATGAAGATTTTGTCAAGTCGTTGAAGGACTTTTGGCGTAGTCATAAGACGTCAAACCAAAAGTTCGGCAGGCTCATCTCAGTCGGGCACAACGTGACCTTTGACCACGGCTTCTTGTACCTTGCCTGCGGCTACCTTGGTGTAGACATTTGGGACTATCTGTATGAGAATTTCGTTGATACCTTAGTACTCTCCAAGATGACCTTTGGGATCAATGGTGATGAGAAGCTGAAGTTGGCGGACTGCTGCCAGCGAGCGGGGATCAACCTCACAGACGCTCACGGAGCAATGAATGACGTAGAAGCCACGGCTGACCTCTTCCGATGGTTCACCAAGAAGATGAGAAGCACTGGCGGGTCAAAGTCATCGACTGTTTCCGATGAGGAGGTTGAGAGACGCATCAAGTTTGAATTTTCATTCCACAAGTAGTATATGTTAGACAAGGCTATATTGCAGCTGCCAGTGCACCGATTAGAGTGCCTTCGCTTGATCGAGGAGACAGTTGAGAGCTTAGATGACCGAGGGTTGGCTGAGCTTCTGCAGGGATCAGGAGGTGACTTGGACAAGCTCTTTGAGGTGATGATGGAGGACACGTACAGAGTAATGTACACTGGAGACACCAACGTTGACTTCACACCGAAATACCCCGAGCGACTTGCTCAATCTTTAGAGGAGATACTGCGAGAGCATAACATAACGTACTTCATTACGTCCGTCCTCCCCGACTTTCAGATGAGTCGTCACCACTTAGAGTGGGGTGACTTCACGATGCGTTATAACAAGCTGTGCATCGAAGCAGCCCGTGACCATGGTAAGTGCATAGGCATTAACGACATGGTAATGATGTATGACGGCACCTTCAAGTTAGCCAAGGACATTGTCAAGGGGGAGAGCCTAATGGGATGGGATAGCAACCCACGTGTCGTCAATTACAACGAGCGGGGGCAAGCGTCTATGTATTCCGTCATCACAGAGGACGGCAGAGCGTACAACGCCAACCTCAATCACGAGCATACAGTGCTCTTAGATAGCAAGGAGATAGTTGAGATGAGTACCTTAGACCTGCTCAATCTTGACACGGACGACAAGGGCTATATCAAGGGCGTGCACCTCATCTCAGTTGAGCCCGTCAGGAGCGGCAAGCATATCAGCGGTTATGACGTGCACACGATGGCCAACGGCATCTGCACAGACGGCTTCGTGCCTTCGTACCTAAAACTACAGCCACACGAATTAAGCACCGAGACGGCACGAAAGTTAGTGCGTGATATAGTTACTATCTTAGACGAAAGGCATGGCAGTAGGGCACGCAGAGGTGGCAGAGACTCAATAGCACTTAGTATCACCGACTGGCTGACAATCGACATCTTCTGTACCATGAATCATCTGTTCAGCCTAATGGGGTGTCAGTTAGAGGTTCAGCGACAAGAGGAAGAGTTGGTGTTGTATTTCGACAAACGAGCCGAGGCAATACTAAACTATTCTGATAAAATAGACCTATCATTGCCCAACGTATCAGGCGTGAACTTGGTAGCCAAGAAGAGATTTAAGATCAAGCCATCACACGAGAACGAGTACTGTTGCATTAACGTGACGGGGCGTGATAAGAGATACGTGCTGAACCACGGCATAGTAACTCACAATAGCTACTACTTCAGCAACGCCTACCCCATCTGGAAGCTATACACCTACGCTAAACAGCGCAGGGGCGCTTACTCGCAAAGACCTGACAAGTTCAATAGCAATAGAGGTTATCTGTTTTCGTTCTCCCTCCAGCAGAGCGTTGACCTGATGGAGATTTTGAAGGGGACGATTGAAGGCAACGACATACTACGTGACCGATTGTTCCCTGCAAGTAACAGAGAGGGCGCTTGGAGCGGTACCAACATCGTGTGCAAGAATGGAGCGAGATTGACGTGTAAGGGCTTCGGCTCTTCAGTTCGTGGTGCTCACCCCTATTGGATCATTGTCGATGACGGACTGAAGGATAATGTCATATATTCAAAGCTACAGCGTCAGAAGAGCATTGACTACTTCCATTCGGTAATCATGAACATGCTTGTACCGAGGGGTCAGATTGTAGTGGTCGGTACGCCATTCCACGCCAATGACCTCTATGGCGACTTGAAGACCAAGAACGGATGGATGGTTGTCGAATATCCAGCTATCTTCCCCAATGGCGAGATACTTTGGCCCAACAGATGGTCGTTCAGAGACCTGATGGACAAGAGAGCTACGCAGGGCAACATCATCTTCTCAAGAGAGAACTTGTGCAGGCCAGTCACTAATGAGGCGTCAATCTTCCCGCTGTCTATCCTTGAGCGCTCGCTGTATAGGATGGAAGACTACACGTTGGTGAAGGACAGAGACTCATTTCCTATCAAATTCCCACGTGTGGTAGTAGGTTGCGACTTTGCAATATCAGCCAACGTAGGTAGCGACTATACAGTGTTCACTGTTTGGGGAGTTGACGATGATAACGAGCGCTGGTTGATGTATTTCTACAGAGAGAGCGGCAAGACCTTCAACGAGCAGATGCAGATTTTGAAGGGCATCAATCTACGCTTCCGCCCTGACAGCATGATCTTAGAGCAGAACGCCTTTCAGCAAATCTTCGTGCAGGAGAGCGACAAGGCGGGGCTGCCAGTAGTCGGTCACACCACAGGTATAGATAAGTTCGACCTGAAGAGCGGATGGCCAGGGCTTGCTATCGACTTTGAGCGTGGCAAGATACACATCCCTATTGGCGATGAGCATAGCCGCAACGTGAAGGACTTGATATTTTCAGACCTCTCAAGCGTTGCATTCACCGACAAGGGGCTGGCAAGCGTAGGGGAGCACGATGATATCAGCTCTTCCTTCTGGCTTGCTAAGTTGGGAGCTAACTTGATAACCACTGGTTTCAAGTACACCTTCTTAGATTAGCCAGAGTTCTTAGTAATAGACACATAACTCAAATACATTATGAACAAAAGACAAGTGAATATTGTCTTGTCTGGCTTCGGACGTTTGCCAGTATACAAGACCGAGAAGAGCGCTGGTTGCGACATCTATGCTGCTAATGCTCACGAGATCATTCTGCGCCCTTGGGAGAGAAAGCTCATCCCAACTGGCATCCGAATTGAGATGCCCGAAGACTCATTTGCTCAGATGGCGCCAAGATCAGGTCTGTCCCTCAAGGAGGGCATCGTGGCTATCACGGGCATCATCGACAGCGACTATCGAGGAGAGGTTGGGGTGATCCTATCTAACCAGTCCAACAGAGCGTTCGCTGTGAACAGAGGTGACCGAGTTGCACAGATGGTATTCATCGGCAATGGCGGTCTGTTCCAAGCCGACTTCAATAGCGTTGAAAATCTGTCCGACACCGATAGAGGTGAGTCGGGCTTCGGCTCCACAGGTATTTAGCCCTTTATGTTTTCGTCACGCAGGAGGGGGATGCGTTCCTCTTTCTGCGTGTCTAATTTTGTTATACGTTATATGAATAGAAAAAGAGGTATTGATTTGATGGCGGAGTACGTGTTTTTGAGCAAGTACTCTCAAGTCAAGGAGGATGGTGAGCTTGAAAGCTGGGAAGAAGCCAACAAGCGCATTTACGACATGCACCGAATGAAGCTATACTCAAGAGGTGTTCTGAGCAGGGAGGTTGAGAGCGTTCTCGCAAAGGCTTTGGCCATGGAAAACGACAAGGTCATACTGTCGTCCCAGAGAAGCCGTCAGTTTGCTTCCACTTCGCCCAATAGCGGCATCCTGAAGCACGAAGCTAAGATGTACAACTGCACGTCTACTTATGTAGACCGACTTGAGGTGTTCAGCGAGATTATGTACCTTCTGCTTTGCGGAGCGGGCGTTGGCTACAGCTTGAGCAAAAAGTATATTAGCAAGCTCCCTGAGGTCAAGACAAAGAGCGGGCGGTCATCCTACTTTGAGATACCCGACAGCATCGAGGGCTGGGCAGACAGCATCGATGTCCTTATCAGAAATCTGTACCAAGGTAGCTTCGTGTTCTTTGACTACTCAAACATACGTCCCAAGGGTGCTTTGATTGATGGTAAGTTCTTAGCGCCAGGCCATGAGAAGCTCAAGCGCACCCACGAAATGATAACCAATATATTCAATAAGGCAAGAGGGAGACAACTATCATCTTTGGAGCTCCATGACGTCATCTGTTCGATTGCTTCGTCAGTCGTCAGTGGGGGCGTGAGAAGGAGCGCTATGATTGCTCTCTTCGACAAGGACGATGTCGAAATGCGGGAGTGCAAGAAAGACCAATCTTGGTACCTGAATGAGGAGACGAAGGACAGAGCATATGCAAACAATTCCGTTCTGATGACTTCGAATGACCCATTGACTCTTGAGGAGATCAAGGACTTCTTGACTGTCGTCCGCAACTTCGGAGAGCCAGGGTTCATCAAGGTCAAGGATAAGGCATACACTGTCAACCCCTGCGGGGAGATTGTGATGCTGCCCACGATAGACGGCACTACGGGCTTTGCTTTCTGCAATCTGGTAGAGATTAACGCACAGAAGATCAAGAGCGCCGAAGAGTTCTACGAGGCATGCCGTACAGCATCGCAGATGGCGACTATTCAGGCGGTGTACACCGACTTCAAGTATCTCTCACTCGCCACGAAGAAGATTGCTCAGAGAGACAGAGCTGTAGGAGTATCAATCACTGGCTTCCTTGGCGCTAATAACATACTGACCAACGAGGTGCTAAGAAAGGGCGCTAAGATAGTCGCTGACGCTAATTATGAGATGGCGGAGCTTCTTGACATCCACAACTCAAGAGCGTGTACGACTATCAAGCCAAGCGGCAACGCTTCGGTGATCTTGGGCTTGTACTACAGCGGCATCCATCCCGCTCACGCCTCAAAGTATATCAGACGTGTGACCATCACGAAGCATGACCCAGAGTACATTGCCCTCAAGGACACGCCCCTTGTAAGAGATATCAGTGAGGACTCAGCGCAAATATCCTTCCCCATCGATATGACGGACGATGATGTTGAGATTATCACCAAGGACGATATGAGCGCCACAGAGCACCTTGATCTGATCTTCAGAGTAAAAGAGAACTGGGTTGACCGAGGTATCAGAAGGGATGCACGTATCAAGTCGCTGTTTGGTGAGAAGCCTCACTCAAACAACGTGTCCGCTACTGTAGAGGTTGCAGATGGCGAGTGGGACGAGGTTGCTGAAAAGATATACGAGAACTATGGCGTGTTCACGGGCGTATCTCTTCTGCCTAAGATAGGCGACAAGGTGTACCCAACAGCGCCCTTCGTACGAGTAGACGAAGATACGCAGGCAGAGTACGATGCTATCTGTGAGTATATAGCTAACAACGACATTGACTTTGCCTCTATCCTAAAGAACAGACTGAACGTTGAGAGCGGGGCTCTGGCGGCTATGGCCTGCAGCGGTGGTTCTTGTGAACTGAAGTAATATGAGCGCCTGCGAACATCTTGAACCAATCTTGTCCGATATAAGGGACAAGTGGGACACCGAGGTGTACGCTATGTTAGATAGCGACACTTGGTTCATCTGCTTAGTAGATGTCTCGCTGTACGTCAGTCAGGACTTCAAGGAATGGTTGTCTATATATAGGAGTAGGATGAACGTCCCCTTTTCGGTCGTCTTTTGCGGCAAAGGGGGTACTAATTTGAAGCTACTTGAGCAACTTTCGTCAGAAGAAAGGCTGGTTGTTTGACGATTTAGGGGGTTGAGTTTCGTACTTGACCCCCTTTTTCTTGCTCCCCGCCAAAAATTTTTTTCTACGCCAAAGTCCACATAGATAAACACCCTGCCAACCTTGACGTCCACTTTCTCCAGAAAAAGTTTGAGAAAAATTTTGCCGTTCGAAAAATTCGCCGTACCTTTGTAATCAGAAAGGTAAGGGAAACGCTCATACCTCTAACAAAAACAAAAAGAGACAAAATGAAGACTGAAAAAATCTATCAGGTTGCATACGACAGCCGCAATGGGGACGAACGAGTAGTGACTGGCACTCTCACGGAGCTGTTGAAGCACTTCGGGTACACTCTTGAAGTAGGAGCGAGCTACAATGCTAAGATCAACACCAACCCCAAGACAATCGCATCCTTCATCAACCACTACAACAAGGCAGTGGACGAACAGTATGGTGGGTATTACCGCCCTTACCTTAGAATGAAATAAGAGCCATGGCTAAGAGAGTAGTTGACAAGCTGTTCGAGCAGTATCAGCACCTTGCACAAGTGTACGCATCGAAGGTGTTCTCATACGAGAACATCGGGCTTGAGAAGGAAGACATTGTGCAGGAGTTATCGATCAAAATATATCAATCCATTCTCGCTTACAGCGAGAAGTGGATGCGATATAAGAGCGGGGAAGAGAAGAAGCCAGTACCCCTTCAGGCGTACATCATGACCGCTCTATCTAACAAAGTCCTTGATATCACCAAGCTGATCGATAGACAAGGCGTGACCACCCCGATGTCCGAAGTTGACTTTGACTATGGGGTTGAAGACACCACCAGAATAGACGCAGAGAGAAACGAGTTCATCCTGAATGGGGTGGACGTACTTGAGGGGCTTTGCGGTAGAGAGCGTACGATGTTCATCATGTTCATCCGAGGTCACAAGGGGGGTACTCTAAGTAAGATATGCCCCAAGTACAAGGAGGTAATCGAGCGTCACCGCACCATGCTGGTAGAGAAATACGGATCATCCCTCACGATGCAGACCACCATCTACAAGGTAACCAACCACGAGGACTAAAAAAGAAAGTCACCAAAGTTATAGCTAACAAACGTATAACATAACAAAAACAAAAGATCATGGCTAATCTAAGTAAGCAAGACATCAAGGAGCTCAGCTCAGTAGGTATCACGGACATCACCGACATCGAAGAAGCACGTCAGATAATCATCGAAAAGCTGGCCAACGAGCACGACACCCCAGGGATGGAAGATGAACCCCTTGACGTTCTCATCGACATTCTCAAGGCTTGCGTCAACGACAGCAACGAAGACGAAGATGAGGAAGAGGGCGAAGACGAGCTGCCCGAAGAGGACGATGAAGATGAACTCCCCGAAGACGAGGAGGACGAAGAAGACGAGGACGAGGAGGAAGACGAAGAAGAGGACGAGGACGAAGATGAGCTGATGGCTCAGGCTGCCGAAGAGGCAAAGGAAGCAAAGAAGGCTGCCAACGAAAAGAAGGAGCAGGCCAAGAAGGCAAAGGAAGCCGAGGCATCACTCAAGCAGGCTAAGCAGCCCGCCAAGCGCAAGTCCAACCGCCTTGATCCCCAGAACAACGAGGAAGACCGCAAGCCCTTCGAGTATTTCCGTGAGTTCTTCCCAGAACTTATGTACGAGTTCGCTTGGGTCAAGAACGCTGGTGTAAGCATCAAGTACAAGGGAGAAAACGCCAGCCGTGGCGTCCTTCTCATCGAAGCAGCACTGCGCAAGGAAGATGGTACCATCACTTGTAACTGCTACTTCAACACGATGACCAAGAACGTTGAGGAGTTCGAGAAGGCAAACTATGAGTTCAAGCGCAGCTGGAACAACGTCCCCTTCCTCTCCAAGGTCACATTCCCAGAAGTGCTTGAGGCTCTCAACACCTTCAAGAAGTTCATCAAGGACAAGGCTCAGGCTACCGATAAGAAGCTGGGCGAAAATCGACAGAAGATGGAAGATGACCTGAATGCCGAGAAGAAGGCAACCAAGAAGTCCTCTAAGAAGGCTGCCGAGAAGGAAGAAGCACCAGCCGAAAAGGCAGCGCCAAAGAAGAAGGCAAAGACAAAGAAGTAGGAACGCTTCAAAAGTGGGTTAAAAGAGCGCTATGGGCGGTCGGAGTAAAATCTGCACCGCCCATAGTTATATATAACATACGAGATAAATAGGTAAATTATGATAGTAGGATCACAAGCGAATAGCTTTTCAGACGCTTACCCAAGCGTGGTAGAATTACTTGATAAGAAGGGATCGATTGTTGCGAGCCGAAATGGCGTGTGTAAGGAGTTCTTGAATTTCCACACCGAGATAGAGTGCCCACACAGACGATTTGTTGGCGGGAATAATAGAGGGATGAACCCATTCTTCCTGATAGCCGAAGCGATTTGGATTGCGGCTGGGCATAGCGATGTTGAATTCCTCTCCATCTTCAATTCAGAGATAGCGAAGTACTCAGATGACGGCAAGGTGTTTCACGCACCCTACGGCTTCCGTCTACGCAAGTACGGAGCACGAGCAGAGGATGGGGATAGACTGGTATCTCACGGCATCGATCAGGTCGCTACAGTCATCCGAATGCTTTGGAATGACCCATCCGATAGAAGAGCCGTTATGAGCATCTGGGACGCTAAGCAAGACTTGGCAGCGGACTCAAAGGACATCCCATGCAACGATATGGTGATGATCAAGGTCAGAGATAGACAGATGCATACAACCATCTGCAATCGATCAAATGACGTGCACTGGGGGCTTCCTACCAACGTGTTTCAGTTCTCATTCCTCACCGAGCTAATGGCTGGGTGTTTGGACTACGTTTTAGGCACGCAGACGCACATCAGTCAGAGCCTGCACCTATACGACTGGCACGAGGATATCACCGATGCTATGCGCTTCTGCGGCTTCTCAAACTACACATTGTATGAGGGTATAGGAGCGAACTGCATACCGATTGACTTCAACTTTGAGTCCGAAGTCCCCCCTATCAGATATGTTGAGCTGAGCAACTATCTTAACGACATCATTGCTCAGGTGAAGCGAGCCTATCTTGGCGAGGAGGTGGACAAGCGTGTACTTGACAAGATTTGGAAGTTTAGTAAAATTCTGTACGCCTACACAGAAATGCTTCTGATCTACATCGACTACAAGAAGTCAGAGGGCGACAAGGAAGAGCGTAGACACCGAGCGCTCAACAGCATCTCAGCTCTTTGCGTCCTTATCGAGGCAGCGGGCTACCGCACCGACAGTTGGGACTTGTACTACATGTGTTCCGCTTTCTTCATGCGCAACTTGAAGGACAGAAGCATGTACGATCAGGAGCTGGTAAAGAAGCTGACAGCGTTATAATAGACGTATGGACAGACTGAACGATTGGTTGATAAGAAATAACATGAGCGTGGTAGAGCCGTCATACATTGGCGGCTCTACTGTGCTACAAATGCCCGAGATTGGGAGCTGCATCTACGTCAAGCCCAATGAGGACGGCTTCGTTTTGAGTGAAGACTTTTTCCTCAATCTCAGCGATGACGACTTTGCATTGGTCGAATACAAGAAGGTGGACGCTTTCGTGTTTGAGTTCGGTGGCGCTTTCTACTGGTCAAAGATCATCGAGGGCAAGAACAAGTACAGAGAGGTCGGCTACATCCCGAAGCTAAATGATCTGAAGTACTTAGGGAATGCCGCAGGAGGCAATTCTGCCACGCTCTGCCACTTGGGCGTACATTCCGAGTACGAGATATTAAACGGCTCAAGTTCGGCAGCGAGGTGGGCAAAGAAGGCATCATTTTTAGGCGTCAAGTTCTTAGGCATTTGCGACAAAAATACGCTCGCTGGCACTCTCGCCTTTCAGACCGCTTGCGAGAAGGCAGGGATAAAGCCCATCATTGGCGAGACAGTTAGAATTGCCGTTGGCTACGATGGTGAGAACATCCCAGAGACCTTCGACATGAAGCTGTACGCCAAGACCATCGAGGGCTGGAAGAACTTGCTACTGATCAACAAGGCTATCAATGTGACCTATGACGGCTTCATCCCCAAGGAGGAGCTGCTTGAGCTTGGTAGCGGTATAGTAGCGGTGTTCAGTCTGGGGAGCGAACTTAACGTGTACCATACCGATGAGGAGCGCTGCGCTGAAGTCCTATCCGAGTACCTTAGTGCATTTGACGATGTATACTACCAGATAGACAGCGTAGTGTTCACCGCTGGCGCTAATCAGGTCAGGATGTATGCAGCGCTTGATAACTACCTATCAAAGTACGTTGACTTTGTTAAGCCAATACTCATTAACGATAGCTATTGTGTAGATGAGGAGGAGGTGTGCTTGAAGCCGTACCTGAACAAGATCAGCGGTATCATCGAAGCTCAGTCATCAAACCAATTCTTCAAGACCAACGATCAGACCATGTCATACTTTGACTACGTTATCGAGGGTACAGATGGTAAGTTCAGAGAGGTCGTTGAGCAGGCCATAAAGAACGCCATTGAGATGAGTGAGGGCGTTGAATTCAAAATCGAAAGCGGCACGAGAAAGCTGCCTAAGTTCGAGGTTGAAGACGTTATATCATTCTTCTACGATAAGGTGGCAGAAGGGTACAGCGAGCGCTTGGGACACCTATCCGATGACGAGCTAAAGAAGTACGATGAGCAGCTTGCGGTAGAGTTTGAGGTAATTGTCCCTAATGACCTTTGCGATTATTTCATGATCCTTTGGGATATAATGAACTGGTGCAGAGCAGAGGGTATCAATACTGGGACTGGTCGTGGTTCAGTATGTGGTAGCTTGGTAGCCTATCTTCTTCACATCACTGACGTTGACCCGCTGAAGTATGGGTTGATGTTCGAGCGCTTCTTGAACGAGACACGTGTAAGCGGGGAGCGTGCTAAGTCAGCCGACAGTATGCCCGATATTGACTGCGACTTTCCAACCCTCCACCGAGACGAGGTCAAGGAGTATATCAAAAACAAGTACGGCTACGACTTTACGTGCTCCATTGGTACTTATACCCGAATGAAGCTGAAGACCTGCCTGAAGGACTTTGGTAAGATCATAGGCTTGCCGTTCGATGTGACCAATAGACTTACCAAGGACATCGATGATCAGATTGACTACGAGTGGCAGGACTTGTTCAACTACGGCAGAGAGAGCAAGGTTGTGTACGACTTTATCCAGAAGTACCCCCACGTAGTTATGCTGACTAAGTACGCCATAAATCAGCCAAAGGCAAAGAGCATACACCCCTCAGCGGTCGTGATCACTCCAAAGCACGCTGTCGATGGCTCTAATAAGGACGTGGACATTTGGCAATGGCTACCAATACAGAAGATTGATGGCATGCTTGTTTCCGAGTGGGAGGGCAAGTACATCGACAAAAGTGGCTTCCTCAAAGAAGACATCCTTGGGCTTAACCAGCTTGACAAGTTCAAAGACGCTCTTGATCTGATCAAAGCGAACACTGGTAAGCAGATTGACCTGAACGCCGTACCGCTTGATCAAGAGGAGGTATTCAAGTACTTCAAAAGAGGTTGGAATGAGGACGTGTTCCAGTTCGGTACCAACGGACTGATGAGCTACTGCAAGAGCGTGAAGCCCGACACTATCGAGCAGCTCATTGCTATGACGGCTCTCTTCAGACCTGGCCCAATGGAGCTAAACGCCCACATAGACTTCAGCGACATCAAGAACGGCAGGAAGAAGCCCGTGTTTGACGTTGGGATGGAAGATATAACGAAGGACACGTTTGGGCTGTACGTCTATCAGGAGCAAATCATGAAGGCGGTTGTCGTAGGGGGCTTGACCCAAGTTGAGTCCGACATCCTTAGAACAACCATCAAGAAGAAGGACATCGCAACGCTGTCTGCCTTTGGCGATAAGTTCAAGGAGGGCTATGTGAAGCTGCTCAAGAGTAAGGACGTGAAGGAGCCAGAAGCATACGCATCGAGGGTATGGGACAAGCTGCTTGCATTTAGCTCTTATGGCTTCAATCTCTCGCACGCTGCAGCCTATACTCTTATGTCTTACCAAAGCCAATGGCTCAAGGTGAACTATCCTCTTGAGTTCTGGACAGCGTCCCTTCAGTGGTCAAAGGAGAGTGAAGTGCCCTACCGATTAGCTGAGTTGAAGAAGACTGGTTCTGACATCGAGGTTAGACCGCCCGACATCAACATATCAGCCGAGGGGTTCACCTGCAGCGCCAAGCGCAATATGATCTTCTTCTCGCTAATGAAGATCAAGTTTGTCGGTGAGAAGGCAGCCAGCCGTATCCTTGAGGAAAGAAGACAGCATGGTAGCTTCTTCTCCGTTGAAGAGTTCGTTGAGCGAACGAGAGCAAAGTCAGTGACCAAGAGAGTGGTTATGCAGCTGATCATCGCAGGTGCCTTTGACCTTCTTGAGGATATAGAGCACGTCAGAGAGCGAAAGGAGATAATGCGAAAGTACCTTGTTGATATGCGAGGAGAGGATATGCCCGCTGAGTTCATGACGCCAGAAGCAGCAACGAACGCTTTTTGGATCATGGAGCAGAAGAAGGCTACTGGCTACGGCAATATTGACTTTGAATCACTTGTCCGTGACTCTATCAAGAGCAAGCGCATCTTAGACCTATATACGGATGACTTGGGCTTTATGGCAGCGAGGGAAGGCAAGGAGATAGCCGTTGCTGGCAAGGTTATATTCTACGTTGAACGAGACACAAAGAACGGCAAGATGCTGTCTATACAGCTTGACTGCAACAATACCATTATCCCAGTGACGTTTTGGCCCGATGCCTACGGGCGTATTGGCGAGCGAGCCGAGGACTTGAAGGGTCACATTGTCGCTCTCAGCGGTGAAGTGAAGAAGGAC